TAATTCCCGCTCCCGGATGCACATAATTAAAGTATTTAATACCACCAATATCTTGACGCTCTCTTACCCAGAACGAATTTAATTTATTTATTGCTTTAAGTTTTTTCATTGTAAATTTCCTCTTGGATTAATTAAACTGTTTCGGCATTATTGCCATCATCAGTACAAGTACAGCACTTGTAGACAGTCTGAGCAGTTTAAAGACCTACTCAGGTCTTTTATTAGGACGCCTCCAGCCGCGCCATGAACGCGTCAAGGTTTCCATAGAAATGGAAATTATTAGTAGAAAATACAAATAATCCTTCATTTGTAGTTAAATCATATCCATTTGTTTCTTTAAACAAATAAGATGACTCTTCTCTATCAGAAGTAGTAATGACTCCAAAACGAGTTCCTTCTGGTGGCACTACTACTAAAATGTTAGCGCTTCCTCTTCTGCCTTCAAACACAGCACCTGTCGAAGAAGAGTAATCAACTAGGTTTAATTTTACTTCTAATCCTGCAATAAATATGCAAATCATTTTATTTTCCTCTTGGAATGTTAATTAATTGAGGTACCTTATTGTACTTCATATAAGATACCCCTTTTTCCGCAAATAAAAGGGATGCTCCGAAGAACATCCCTGTTGTTAAAGTACCAGTAATCCTGACTGGAATAAATGCCCTTCACATAGGACACTGAGCTTATAATCTTCCTCGTTGATTAAATCGAGGATTAAAGCAAGGCTTTCAATCTTATCGCCACTCCACTCAACGCTGTTCCAACTGTATTGGACGTTCGCACCAATCTTAATTCGTGCATCTGCTCCTTCTAGCAGTGAAGAGTAGTTAAAATACTCTTCAGCGTCAACGGTGTCAAAATCCCAAGGGATTTGCGAATGTATAGAACTATCTAAAGTTCTATTGATAATAAACATTACAGTCGAGTGCATTTTCTTCTCCGAATAGCGATTGAGGCACGTCTAACGTGTCTTGGTTTACCTTTCATTTCTTTTTCAAATTCTTCATCTGACAGATTTTTAATGTATAGTTCTGAATCAGCATAGCCTGACTTATTAATCATAAGAGAAGAAATGCGATAGTCTAACCAGCCAAGATAAGCTTGCTTGTTACCAGCTCCGCCTCTAATACTCATTTCTTAGGCTCCTTTTTCAAAGCTGCTTCTAGAAAGAAGCTAAACGGAATTGCAGGTTTCTCACTGCTGATCCTATTTCTATTCCATCCATTCTTATAATGTTTATGGGCATTAAGATCAGTTTCTGCTGCTTTGATTACCTTTCTCATAGTGTTCTCCTTAGTTATAATAATCGATATTGATTATCATATAAGATACCATTATTTCCGCATATTCCCTTTAAGATTTTGATACTAAAGAATAACAGATAATGGACTACGTCCTAGGGGTTAATTGAGGGGGGGAACGTCTGAAGGGTTAATTCAACGGGTTCAGTGTCAAAATTTTCGCACGCACTGGCTCAGAGCCGCCCGTTCTGGCACCAGAAACTAGGGTACACGGCACGCGGCTGGCACGCTGATCCCTCAGTGATGCCCCGACACGCACGCGCCACACACGCCCAGATTTCACGCCCACCAAAATTCGTGCAGAAACTGCCCCTCTTGTCGCGGAAAATTTTGGCATCACCATCATCAGGGATGCTCGTCCAAATGCCATGTAGCTACGTATCCGATCCTACTCCAGCCCTGTTTTTCGAGAATCCGTGTGAAAACGTTTTTCTCGTCTACATTGCTTCCGTTTGAAATAATACAGTTAATCTCTCTACGCTTTGCTTCTTCAATTAATTCTTCATGAAGGAGTATTACAGCTTTGACAGCTTGAGTACCTGTTAAATCAGAAGCAAAGAAACATTGTTGTAGTACAGGATCTTTAATACACTCATTCTTTCTTATGTCAGCCAACAGCCATGCTCTTATTACACCATCTACTTCAGCAACTCTGAGGAAACCTCTAACACCAATTATTTGACGCATTGATCTTACAGATGTATCATAATCTGCTCTTATTAATTCTGGTTGTGAAAACTTCATATAGATTTTAACACAATCATGTAATTCATCTTTATTTTTAATTTTTCGTATAATCATATATAAAAAGGCCCCAACCGAAGTCAGGGCCATTCTCCTATTATAAATAAGCTTTTACAATTTCTTTACAGATACCACTACGTACAATATCTTCGACATCAAACGTAACAATACCCACTTTATTAACACCATGCAATCTAGAAATAGCGTCAGCTAATCCAGACGCACCCTTAATATCTTTCTGTTGAATATCACCATCGATAACTACTTTGGTGTTTTCTCCAATACGCGTTAAGAACATTTTCATTTGAGCAGGAGTACAATTTTGAGCTTCATCTAATAATATAAATGTATTTTCAAATGTACTACCTCTGATAAATGCCAATGGCCTTGCTTCAATTACTTTACGTTTAAATAAGTAATCTGTAAACGAATGACCTAGTCTTTTATTCAATATATCTTTTATTGGATCAATGTAGGGAGCATATTTTTCCTCTAACTCCCCAGGTAAGAATCCAAATGATTCACCAGCTTCTACTGCGGGTCTAGTCACAATTATCTTTGATATTCGCTTGTTCTGAAGTAATTGTGCAGCATATGATAATGCTACATATGATTTACCTGTACCAGCAACTCCAACACCAAATGTGATTATATTTGATTTAATAGAGTTGTAATATCGTTTTTGTGCATCAGTTAAAAGAGCTAACTCTTTTTCGCCAGTAGGTTCAATAATGTTTTCTTGAGTACGTCTAGGTTTTTTCGCCATATTATTCAGGATCCTTTGAAGTTACATGTCCACCGCCTAATATAGCAACAGACAATGCTAATATACCGTCCATTTGTTCTGGTGATAGTTCGACTATTTTAAAAGCACTTAATGATGCTAAAGTAGAAGATATAATACCAAACCATGTAGATGGCTCTTTTAATCGTGCAAATAAATAACTCATAGTTTTCCTTTCAAGTTGTCTACTTCAGCTTTTAATTCATTAATAGCATTCACTAATAACGGAATTATTGAAGTATAGTCTAATTGTAAATAGTTTTCTTCATCTTCAAATACAGCTTCTGGTAACACTTCTTTAACTTGTTGTGCGATTAAACCGACATCATTTTTAATTGCAGTTTCATGCCGTTTGCTTAAATCGTTCCAAGTAAATGTATAACCTGTTAATGTACTAATTTTATCTAATGCATTTGGAATAGGTACAAGGTTATCTTTTAATCTTTCATCTGATGAAGTAACGTAACTTGCTGCAGTCATACTGCTATTTGTCTTCATAGAGCCAGTAGCATTTACCGCGTAAGTTGCATCTGCTAATGTTACCTCGTTATACGCGTCCCACCCAGGAAAGGATCCTGGAGGCCTATCTCTATATGATAAATATCTAAATAAACCTGCTGATGTAGACGTAGATAATGTCACATCAGTTCGTGCCATAAACTGGCCAATTATAGGATAGCGAATTCTATAATCAATATAAGCGCCACAATCAAATCCAGATTCTTCCATTGCAAGATATGCACGTTTCATCTTAGTGGCATCTTTTATAGATGATAGAAATAATGCACCATAACCGGTATCAACTGTTCCTACAGAATTTGCACGCATACGCCCTATAGCACCAAATAATCGAGGATTATTATTTGCGTCTGAGTCTGTAGTCGTTGCTTGGAAACCTGTTGATGTATAATTAGCACCGCGTCCTGTCAAACTTCCAGGCATTTCAGCATTAAATGCGGTAGATGCCGAATTAGCTTGTCCATAAGTTTGTGTATATCTTAAGTCGGCTCTGAAAATCTCTTCCGCAGATGTAGAACCATCATCACCCATTGTAGCTACTTGATTACCACTTGCATCTAGGCATCTAAATTCGTGTTCATTGCTATCATTAATAGTAAGACGTCTACCTGTACTTGCAGATTTTAAATTTCCAGTTATTACAGTAATTGCATCTAATGTACCTACTTTTAATAAACTAGGATATACTTCTGTCCACGTTATTGTTGTACCTCCTGCAACATAACTCCCATCACACTGAAATAAAATCTCTCCACTACCTAATGTAACATTTGCAGACGCTATTTTCCATCCTGTAGTGTATTCTGTTGTACTCGCTGCATAAGAAAGTCCTGTTGGTTTAGCAGGGTAACTTGCCATTGTTCCAGCTTTATACACCACTAAAGAACCAGCACCATTAGGCCCTTGAACTGTTGAATCAGCACCTTTCGGTCCTGCAGGTACTATTGTAGTTGTATCCATATCAAGAAAATATGGATCTGTCCTGTATGGATGCCAATAGGCTTTTACCGCTACTGTACTGGCGCCTGATACCGTTACAGTTCGTGTAGTTGTTGCTGTAGCTTGGGCATCAGTCACTACTTCAGTTTCTACACCATCTATATAAACACGCCAATATGCAGAATATGCAGACTTACCACTATTGCCTACAGTCCTAAATGACGAAAATACAATAGTAGTTGGTGAATATGTTCCAGCTAAACTTTTTACTGTTGTAGGGGAGTTTGCAGAAACTTCATACAAAACAGCGTCTGTACCGTTGGCATAATCACCTTGTGGCCCCTGTAATTGTTTAGCTAATGAAAATACAGCATCAACGGTTAGATTTGTTGCAGTCTCAGTTGCAGTGATTTTAACACTACCTGTATTTGCAGCTATCGCAGTAACTGTTTGTGTTCTACTTGTAGTCGCTTCAGTACACGTCACATCAGTTTTAGTAACGCTAAATGTACATAAAGACGTAATCTCAGTACTACCTTTATATACACGCATTGTTGTAGTAGCAGTATTAAACGCCCCTGTTAACGGAGTACCTGCCGCATTACATGGAATGCCTTGATACTGATTAGACAGGACTGCACTTAAGCCAGTATCACCTTTTTCACCCTTTATTAAAGCTGCAGTAGACCATGCACCATATGAACTAACGATAGTATTAGTAGCATCAAGTGTATTAACTTGAACACTCATCCAACGCGAATCAGATGCTCCTGTTAGTTTCCAATCAGTTGTATCAGCTGTAATATTTGTAGAAGGTAAAGCTGGTGCTGTAGCAGATGTTGAAGAACTAAATATATAGCGTATCTTACTACCTGGCCCTGTCTTTGAAATAGCTACAGGAGTAGTCCAATCGCCTTGGCCAACAGCATCGCTAGTAAATAACCTAGTTGTCATGTATAATTGAGACTCACCAGGAGGAATGCCATCACTCCATGTTACACCCGTAACAGCTACAGCAGGACTGCCAACAGTAATTACGCCAGTTGCATTGGGTGCTGAAAAAGTACCATCTGTAGATGCTGGTGGGTTAGGAGCTGCAGTATGTCTACAAAAACTAATTCCTTTTACCTTGCCTTGACCTTTTTGACCATCTTTTGAAAGCACAACCGGAGTTGACCACTCGCTTGCAGCAATACTATCTGTAGTTTCTTTACTATTTGCAATAGCTGTTGTAATATATAATGGATCATTTCCTGACGGAATAGTCTTTTGCCACCCGTTAGCCAATGCCTCGGTAGTTATAGAATTCGTTGTAAAATCATAAGTAACAATTCCAGGGTTGCTTGTTAAAACATCTACAGATCGTTGATAAGCAGGTACAATAGCGCTTCTAAAGCTTACAAAACCTGTCTCATATTTAACAGGTGTGGCCCATTCAGTTGCCAATATATCATCTATATCTGAAATCGAAATAACAGATGCCATTGTCATATATAATTGATCAGTACCTGTTGGAATGGATGTAGACCATCCATCTAAAGCACCTGCTAACGCTTTTGTAGAAAATGTGTATGATAATGTAGTAGAAGGCACACTAATAGTTGTAGCTGTAGATCTTTTATATAAAAATATAGAATCTGAATTTATACCCCCAGATTTAGATAATAGCTTATCACTCTCAGTTCCTACGCCATAATCATCATACACAGTAACTGTATACCAATAGTTAGTATTAGCTTCTGTATTGAATACAGCATAATTAGAAGTAGACTCTATCTCCTCCCCAGCTACTATGGCACTAGCACTTGTGTATTGCTTAAATACATATTTTATAATATCTTTATCTGAATCAATTTCAGATTGAACAATAGACGATGTAATGCCTTTTGTAATTGTCAAATCTAGACTACTTGGTTCGTTATTAGATAAGGTAGCACTTAAATAACCAGTAGTTGCATTGTTTGCAGCATCAATTCCGTAAATTTTAATTTTAAAAGATCTTGTCGCTGTCCCAAAAATTTCGACATTCATTTCCTTAGTTAGTTTAAAACTCGTTAAGGAAATTGTGTAAGATTTCTTTAAGTCATCTGCAAGACTCAAAATTTGTACTAAATATTTAGAGGGTTTTACAGGCTGTACAGATAAATTCTCCCAACTGATTTCAACATCTTTTGTGTTAAAAGTTGTATCAGAACTCCCCGTAACCTTTAGCGATGTTGGCGGATATATTTGTACTTTAATAGGCTTTATTACAACCCCATGCTCATACGTTGCAACTAGCCGTTTATTTCTAAACGCGTTAACGTCATACGAGAAAAGCATACCATTATCATAATAAATATATAAGATGCCTTCTTGTGTCAAAGCTGTGTGTGAACCGGCAGCAACATCGCCCAGCTTTATACTATCTTTGTATACGCTAAATGCTGTCCATGATATAACATTACTAACATTAGAAATAGAAAATCCTGGATATGTGTAAACTGCATTATCGAACATTTCTGCTTCTACTGTGCTACTGTAAGCATAAGGCGAAAAGCCTGTACGTGTTTGCGTGCGCACAGCAAATATAGCGCTAGAAATATTTAATAGCGGTAAAACAAACTCTCCGATTATTGTACGACCTATTTCATTAAACACTGGAGGAGAAATACTATCTATATCACTTCCTTCATAGATATAAATAACATAATTAATCAAATCAACTTCTTCAGCAGCAGACCATTTTAAAACACCTAAAGAATTTTCGTTATAAGCTTCTTTTATTAAATGTACATCTGTAGGAGCAGCAATAACTGTAGCGTACTTATTAATTGGACGTAAATACTCATTTTCTTTATCCATCCATGCTAACTGAGACCAATGAAACCTTTGAGCATTAACTTCACATGTATTATCTTCTGAGATCTTTACAGAATTTATTCTAAAATAATTATGCTTTTCACCTATAGGCACATTTGCTGATGTTGACATTATTCCTAATGTTTCACTATTTATAATGAAGTAATCACCAGGTTCAAAGTATTTTTCTCTTACTACGTATTTAAATTTTATTGTGTATGCAGTTCTACTTGTTTTAACTAACTCTTCAGCTTTTGCTAATGCATGATAATAATCTGTAATACCTGCATAAGATGTTTCTAATTCTAACGCTATACCATTATCTTCTTCTTTCATTTGAAGATATGTTGTATTTGTGTAGTCTAACTGTTGAACACCTTGATATGCAATCTCACGCGTAGTCCATAATATTTCGGTACCAACAGATTGTTTAAGAGCTGCTGAAACTCCCTTTTCTTCTTTAGTATTACCTGCAGTTATTATGACTTTATAATAGTGATTAGGAATTATTGTGTATACATCGTCCCCACCTTCTGAAGCAATGGGGTCGAATTGAGTTCTAAAAGGCGGTAAATTAATATCTTTAACTTTTTGTACAAAAGTTCCTTCTTGAAAAGACGTAGTTATTGGCCCTACTATAATATTATTTGTCGCACCATCATAAATAGTTATAACAGCTGCGTCATCAGCTGCAAATTCTAAGTCATAAAAATGAGATTTATTTTCATCTCCTGCTACAAAATTTCTTATAATATAATAAGTTAATGTGGTATTATTAAGAGTGCCATTCCACACGCCATATTTATTTAATAATTTCCTTGCACCACCTTCATCTTTCCATGTAAAATCTGCAATAGGATATTTAATACCTCCATACCCTCTTAAAGTAGTATCATTGATTTTATGTGGCCAACTAACGGCATCATCTTTAAAATCATTTGATTCGTTGTGAAATTTAATTGTACAATAATTATATCTATTACTAGCAGATGGATATGCAATTTCAATATCCTGGTCTAATACAATATCATCATCTGTTAAAGTATGAAGTTCAATATCTGCAGGGGGTATGAGGTCATCGGTAGCATTATTTACATATTCAAGAAGTAAGCTATATTTTCCTCTTGCCCATATTAATCTAGCATCAGACATTGTTGCTAAAATTTCTTCTACATTATCTCTAATTGCTTTATTTGTATCAATTAAAATATTACACTCATATAGAGGTACATTTCTTTTACCAATATTTCGGTCATCACCATTTCGAGATCCATCAATAGGTTTCCAAATATGCCCACCAGCTTCGGCATCCATTTTTACAGGAGTATTACAAATTTGAGCTGCATGATAAAAAGTTGTAAGATCTATTTCTTCATCTATGTCGATTCCAGCACCTGCAACACTATCTGTCAAATAATCCAATAAACAGTACGCAGGATTGTTAGTATACACTTTAGGTGTAGACAGTGCATATTGATCCCCTGTTTTAATTATTTCACGTACCTTACGTCCTTCTACTAAAAACTGTAAATTAGGAACTTGACTGAATTGTGGATCATCTTTATCTAATCTGAATACGCACGAAGCATAAGTCATGCCTTTAAATATTGCATCTTTTCTATCTGAAAAATTAGCTGCAAATATTGAATCAGCTTTTTCGTAGCCACCGTCTACAAGCACATCTGGTTCAATTTCTCTTTGAGCAGAAGAGTGGTGTACATCAATTCTATACGCAGATCTAGGGTATTTTGGGTTATCCCATTTTTTAGTCTCAGGTGAATCACTATTATCGTAGTTATTACTATACTGCGGTGAACCGAATGTACCTAAAGAAGGGTCTGATAAATATTTAGAGTCATCAATAATTACATCATATACACCATTAATCTCTCCTAAGCAAAGCGCTTGTTGAAAAAATAAAAATTCATTTCGTTTACCTGTTAAATCTTCATCTAGTTGTGTATTTGTTTTGTTTGTCCAATTTTTAGTAATACCTTCATAGCTTTTAGTGATATTATTATACTTGCCTACTAAAATACTTCCTGTAGTATTAGATTGAACTCCTGACACAAAAGATTTGTCAGCATTACTTTCTACATAATCAAATGTGCCACTTGTTTCATGGAATACCCGAATACCACCTACTTTTGCTCTGCCGTAAACTAAGGCTAAATTATCTGGTTTTCCTTCAACGACCATTTCATAGCCTTTACGGGCTTCTACTCCGGACATATCAGGGCCTTTCGGCTTCTTAGCTAGAATCATTTGAACTACAGATAAGACAAGTGATATACCTGCCAATACTAGTGATGTAATAGCTGCCATTATTTTCTACCCCACTTTACAATTATATTGGTAGAGCCTTCATAAACTTGATCACAGGAAGTATCTTTTGCATCCATTTCTTTAACTTTTTCACGAGTAATGAAGAACGGTTTCTTCATATCTAAGTTGCACATTGGACTTGACCCGGTAATTGAAATCAAACTTTCACCTAAACCCCCAGCTTTAATTGTTCTATTGGCGCTATCAATGCGGCCTCTGTAAGTTATGATTGTATCATTAATATCAACCATAGGTTTAGAATTTAATGGATCGATAAACCCAAGTCTACATTCAATCTTTCTTCCGACAAGACTATTCTCCAAGTCTGCTATTCTTGTAAATTCAGGATCAGAAAATACAATTTTATATTGTTCTCTATCTACAATAGAAGAATTTTGAGGAGGATCAGCAGCTAGCAGAGTTCCGTCAGCAACAAATAAATATTTAGGATTGTTTTGATCATTACCGTCTATTAATTGTATGTCATTGTAATGACTAGTTGAAGCATAAATATTAATTGGTTTTGTTTCAGTCTCATGAGAGGCACGCTCTATTCGTACCATTGAGAAATATTCTATAGCATCACTATTTAATGCTCTTTGTATGTTTTCAGAGAAAGGGATCATTATACTGCCTCGATTAATTTAATGGAACCATTATCCATAAGTATACCATCTTCGTATACCATACCTATAACAGTGTCCGTATCATATTTCATATTAATAATAATATCATCTTTATATCTAATACCTTGACCATCAACAACAGCTTTTCTTAACTGAGGATACACATGCAATTTAAAATGCTCTAAGCTTGACGTTATAGTATCCTGTGTTAACATATATACTTTTGTATGTGATTCAGTTGCAAATTGTATAAATGTACCTTTAGGTAATAGTTTGCCACCATTTCCTGAAGTTACGGCTTGAACCCATAATGAAGATTCACTTGCAGCAGTTGCTTCTGCAGTCATTGTAGCTGTCATTGTTAAGTTTGCTTTTGCCCCAACATTTTGGGGCATCAGTGCTTTAACAACCTCACCATGCCCTTTCGTTACAAAATTAACAAATAGTTCGTTTGCTGTTGTGTGAAGGGGAGATAGCTTCGTATCTATCTCCCATCTTTGAGCTGTACGTCTATATGTCAGTCTTTTCAACGAAAGGGTATCTGATGAGAATATCGGATGATTGCTTCTTACTGTCATTGGACTAGTGAATGCAGCAATAACCTTTGTTCCGTCCCAGATACCGTATGCCATTATCGTTTATATCCTGTTTCTCGATTTTGTGAATTAACACCATCTGCAATAGATGGCATCATTTTATATATCTCAGATTTTGTTTGTCTAGAGATATCTCCAGTTATATTTAAATTGATTACTTGTTGTGTTTTGCCTTTGCCTGTAGACATACTGACAACTGGCTTAGCACTCCTTGTGGTTGGCGTCGCCATCACAGAACTCGATGCGTTTACAAGACCACCTGTAGCAAATGTTGGTATTTGGCCATTATTAATTTGATGCAGTAAATTACGGTGCTGTGACGCGGCTGAAGCACGCACTACAAATTCACCTGTAGATAACATAGCAGGGATTGAATCAGATGTACTAGTTCCTGGGCCAGTTACAGTACCGCCTGTAGCCATGCTTAAAGATGAAAAGCCTAGACTGTCTGCAGAGAGTGCTCCGCCACCACCGCCAGAACCACCACCAAATATATTACCTATGCCATCAAATCCACCGCCACCACCAAATAAATTACCAATAGCAGGGAATATCTTAGCAAGCGGTCCAATCATTTTAAAGATTGGTCCAAGTAGCTTCATTATCATATCCATAATGCCTCCGCCACCACCGCCTCCGCCACCATCTGCCATAGATGCGGCTTGTTGACCAATACTCATGCCTGAGCTTGCAATAGACATAACACCCGCTAATGCACCTAAGAAGTGGTGTTCAACTTCACCATTATTAATACCCATTAACATAGGTAAATTCTTTCTAGTAGCTGCAGCATTTACAACAAATTCGCCATTAGACAACATAGCCGGAATAGAGTCTGAAGTAGCTGTTCCTGCGCCTGTGACTTGACCACCAGTTGCAAATCCAAACGCTCCAAACATTTTAGAAAAGTCAAGATTTTTAAAGAAATCGAATATGCCGCCACCGCTTCCAGGTTCGCCTATCATTCCAGCTAATGGAGCAGGGCTACCGTTCATAGTGCCTGAGCCTATTAATGGAGTAATATCTGTTGGACCACCCCCACTATCAGGTAACGCAAAAGTTTGAGCACTATCCATTCCTGTTTGTCTAGATAAGTTAGTCATACCTTCTGGTATTGTTCCTGGAGCATAATTGATATTATTACCATTTGCATCTATACCATTAGACACTCCAAGTGAATTAGCAGTCTTAGCATCAAACACGCCTGCCATTTTATCAACCGCACCGCCTAATCCTCCTGCACTCACAGCAGTCTCCAATGCTGTTGCAGCTGCCTCTAAGTGTATTGCGGCTTGTAGTAATTTATCACTAGGATTGCCATTTAATAAATTTAAGAAATTTCCTAATGCACCAGCAATACCTATAGCTCCGCCAAGTGTGCTATTACCACCTGCACCAGCTAAATTACCTGCGGCTCCAGCGACACCCGCTAAACCACTAATGATACCGCCTGCTGATCTTCTAAGTACTTTTCCGCTATTAATTGCTTCTAACAACGCTATATTTTCTTTAGTGTCTTTAGCATTAATAATAAATTCGCCATTAGATAGCATTGTTGGAATAGAATCAGATGTGCCAGTACCTGGTCCGCTTATTTTACCACCAGTTGCAGCAAAGCCAAAATCAAGATTCTTAAACCACTCCTCTATGCCAAAGCCGAAACTGTCAGCGCCTGTTGTTGTGCCTTGTAGCGGTCCAACAAAATCAGATCCACCTTGTGAGCCAGGTTGAATAGGGCCAACAAAATTATCAGCACCAGGAGTTCCTGATTGAAGGTCATCACCAAATATACCACCTGGTTCAAACATATTAGTAAAGAAATTACCAGTATCAGCTTTAATATTGGGAAGTGAACTTGGTAAATTACTACCGCCACCACTGCCTCCCGCGCCACCACTTAACCCTGCAAACTTATTAACAGCATCAGCAAAGATTTTAGAAGCCGACATCTGAATTTCTTCAGGAGACATATTGGAAATATCTTTCTTAGTAAGATCGTCCCACCAGCCACTAATACCGCCACTAAACTTGTCCCATGTCATATTACCTGTAAAGATATCTTTTATACCAGATCCAATACCGCTGAACATAGATGAAATGCCTTTACCTGCATTATTAAATGCTCTAGACAATGGACCATTTTTACCAAGGCCTATTGTATTAGTAAAAGAATTTGTAAACATATCAACAACTTGATCTTTAATACCAGTCATTAATTTGCTGCCAAAAGTTCCAAGCACTGATTTATCTTCATCTTTTTGTTGATTTAATAAACCTTTAAATGCATCTTTAAACGTAGATGTAAATGAATCTGCAAATGTTTTACCTGCTTCTTTAGCCGCATTAGCTGCTTCAGTAACAGAGTCTCCCATTTCCTTCATCTTTTCATCTAAATCAGTAATTTTCTTTGCAGTATCTACTGTAGATAAACCAGACTTTTTCTCTGAATCAAGTTTATCTTGCAAAGATTCACGGTATATAGACATTGCTCTAAGTGTAGCTTTTTCAGCAGGATTCATACTGGATACAATATCTTTTCCTAGTCCACTAAATTTGTCTAATACTGCATCAACATTTTTACCTGCACCTTTTTCAAATGCAACAAAATTAAGCATGCGATTAGAAGGCTGATTAGCATTTAAACCTTCATTATAAGACGTACGTAGAGTTGTAAGCTGATTCAATGAACTTAAAAATCCTTCTACAGGCTGCCCCTTACTTGCGGCTGCATTAATCATATCTGTTTTAGTATTAATATCTTCAGTAATACCTAGTAAAAATTGAACTGATTCTTCTCCAAGTTTATTAGCAAGTTCCTTATCTACAACACCAAAATCAACTAAAGCTCCTCTAATATTTTCACCAAATTTATTTCTAATTTCATCAAATCTGGCTTTTTCGGATGTATATTTAATTGTTGCTTCTTGCGCAGCTTGTGCAGATGTAGCTTGAAATTTAGATAAACTAACATTAGAAACTTTTTGCTCACTTGGTTCAGTAGGCTTACGTCCTTCCATTGCTACAGCTTTGCCAGCTTTGATGCCAGCTCTGCCCTCATAGATTGCCATGAACTCTTCTTGCTTATCGTAACCTCTTCCTAGTTTAGCACCGGTCTGACCAGCAGCATATGCTCTGAATGCATCAGGAATATTCTTAAACATTTGAAGGTTAAGATACAAGTATTTAGCTATGCCTCTTAAAGAGTCTGCTTCATTAGTTTTATCAACACCTAAGAATTTTGCAGTAGCATTATTTATTTGTCCTAATCCAAAAGAAGTATCTATTACGCCTGGCTTGACTTTTGCAGGTATATTGTACCCTTGAGATTCATGTTGTACAACTGTTTTGACCATTTCTGCGGTTACGCCAGGAAATTCCTTAATCGCATCATTAATCAAATCACTCCATTTTTCTACATTAGCTTCAAATACAGGTTTTGCTGCAGGAGATTTAATAGTAGAATGAATCTTATCCATTGCACTATCAAGCCATGAAGAAGTTCTTGGGCCTGTAGAAGGTTTAGCTTCAGGCATATATGGCGATAATACACTTGGTGTTTCTTTAGCAGGCACTTCTAAACTCTTTGTTGCCATAGATCCTGCCAGCTCATCAACTTTAATGCCTAAATTATCTAGGCTAGTTGTTAATGTCTTAGTGGCGTCAATGCTATTTTCTAAGGGGGTTTGAAGCATTTTGTTTAAATCAGAACCTTTACTTAGAAAATCATCTGTAAGCTTTTTAAGAATTTCAGCAGAGTTTGTTTTATCAAATCTGTTTAAAATTTCTTTTTGTGCATCAGAAAGTCCTGACATACCAGCAATACGATTTAGCATTGAAAGATTAGAAGCTTCACTTGCTAATCCTTTTCCTTGATCAGACATTGCAGAGAGTCTATATGCACTAATATTTAATTCTGGCAATCCTGCTTTTATTTTAGCTAATGATGCATCAATACCATCAGTAAATGACTCTTCTACGCTATTTGCAAGATCTTTGAAAAATGTAATAAATGTTCCAGCTCTTTCAATTTCTTTTAATTTGCCAAATAGATTTTTAGCCTTGTCACTAAATTCATCACCACTCTGGGATAACGCATCTTCTAGTTCAATTTTGAATTTTTGAGCTGCACCAATTAAACCTCTAACAATGCCATTAGGCAATTTAGCTAAATCTCTGTCTGTTATATCAGTTTTGAATATATCTCTAACATTGCTTGTTTTAGAAGTAATATCATCAAAAGTAGATTTAAATCTTTCTAAATTCTTTTCAGCAGAATTTAATTCATTTTTCCATTGTACAAATAATTCAGGATCTTTTGTAGATGAAATCTTTTCTTTCAAAGATTCAATCGCAGCATTCATACCAAATAAAGTCATTAGACTATCTTGATTAACATACTTACGATTCATTAAGTCTGCAGCTGCTGAAAGCCTTCCACTGGTTAAAGTACCTTTTCTTGCTAAAGAAGATTCAACAGCAACTTTGCGGCCTCTATCTTCTTCTGCAACAATTTGTTGATATATCTCACGTTGCTTGTCTGCAGAATTAGGTGTTTTAGCTAAAGCTGTTAATTGCTCTTTAAGATTTGCAATATGTAAAGCAGATTGTCTTAATATTTCAGCTTGCTCTGGAGAAATTAATTGAATTTCCTTATCAGATATCTCACTAATAAATACGCCAAAACTTTCTTTAAGTGGTACTAAATCTACTGATTTTATTGAAGACACTAAATTCTCAGCTCTGCTATTTAGTTCAGCTAATTTCTCACCATTATCTTTATAGATTTGTTTTTGAAGATTTATATCAGCTAATTCTATACCAATGCTGTCAATTTTCTCTTTAGTGTATCCTGCGTATTCTGAGGTTACTCTATTGATAGAATTACTTAAAAGAGCTTCATCTGTCAACAACTTAGCTGTTAATGGATTGGTTTTTGCTTTCTCCATTAACTTTTGCAACTCAGAATATTTAGTAATTTCTAAATCTAAAGATGTTGTATTTCCCGCCTCTTCAATATCTTTTCTGATTTGAAGAATATTATTATACTCATCCTGTAGTTTCTTATATTGCGCTGTGCCTTCTAATTGACTCATCAGCCCTGGCTTTTCAGGAATTTCTGGTAATGCAACTTTACCTATTGTAGCTTTAAATTTAGTATCTCTTACGGCAGCTAAAGGGCCTTCTAAATCAGTTTTAGGTAAATTTTCAAAAGCTTTAGGTAATTGAAAACCTAATTCTTCAGAATATCCTTTAATAGATTCTCTTATTGATTTATCAGCACTTGCGTTTTTATCTGCTAATGCTTGACCGTATTGCTTTAAAGATTCTGCTGTAATTTTAAGATTTACTCTTACATCTGTATTATCAGTTTCTTGAGCTTGTTGATCTAATCTTTTAATAGATGCAGTTAATGAATTAAACTTACCTGCTAATTCATCTGTCATTATAAAAGAATTTGAATCTATTTTAATACCTATCGCTTTAGCATCTGAAATAGTCTTATTAAATTTCTGCTGAGATTTAGCAGCGTCTTCCATTTGCCAAATATATTTATTACGAGCTATTACTAAATTATTCAACTCTGCTATAAGCGGTTTTATAGCTTCTGAATTTTTATAGATATTTTCATCTAAATATTTTTGACTTTTAATCTCAGGATTAGCAAAAGGTAAAGCTTCTTTTACACTGCTTATTAAAGCTGGTGTTGCTTTATTTAATGTTGTTAATGCATTTCTAATAGATTCGTCAAATGGAGCTGTAATGGCCGATGTATTTCTTTCAAAAGATTTATTAATATCATCTAATACCATCGTCAAACTAGTATCATTTAACTTTACATCAATTTGATACAGGTCTGCTTCAGGTAATTTATTACTTCCAATTTTAGATGCAATTTCTTGATTAGCAACTTTAGAATTAAACCCATAAACAGCTTTCTGCTCATTAGTTAATTCACCAATTTTCAAACTTTCTTTAAGTTTAGGAATTCCTTTTTGTATATCAAACTTAGATTCAGCTACAGCTCTTTGCGCCCATATTTCAACAGCTCTATTTCGAGCTTGAAGATCTTCAATGCTTTTATCTATTTCGTCACGACTACCTTCAATACTTGTTTTACGGAAATCGTCAATACTGTCAGCAAATTTAGATACTGCACCGTCTAAGCCTTCTCTTACTTTTGGAGTCAATAGCTCACGATTTACTTGAGAAAGATCATAGCTAATAGATACACCTGCAGTTGCAAGTAAGCCTTTTTGTTGCTTAGACAACCCTGATGTAATATCCATTGGCTCATATTTGAAACCTAAAATTTCTTTAAGTTTTACAATCACATCACTAAGATTTTCTGACCAGCTTTTAGACGTATTGACAAATCCTTCAAATATAGCAAAAGCCAGTGTAATGCCAGCTATTAATAGTCCGATAAATCCTTTCTTTAAAGGACTCATTGCAGATTCAATAATTGCTGTAGATAATGATTTTCCTAACTTCCAACCTATAATTGCACCAATTAAGTTGCCTATTCCTTCTAATTCTGGACGATGTAACATTACATTGGCGATATACTCTCCTGCAAAACCACCTGCAAGACTTGCTGCTATACGTGTAATACCGCCCATTGCTGTACCTAGTAGCGATACTGGCAATGTTAAAATTGAAGTAAACTGCGCATTAATAATAGAACGAAAACTTAATAACATTACACCTAAATACGCCAACAGTTGTGTAGTCTTATTTGATATAGCTTCAATAAATGCATCTACAAAACCATATCCAGCTTGTTCTCCGGCTTTTGAATAATAGTTTATAAATGTCTCATAACCTATAAATGCAAATGAAATAACAAAGAACGCTTTTGTACTTGCAAATGTTGCAAATAATGTTTTTACAGTATCAACGGTTGCTTTAAGTCTTGCTACGAAAGGTGCAAAATCCATGGTAAAAAGCGCTTTAATTAAATCAAAGAACGCGAATGCTGTTGCCTCAACTAGAGTATAAGTTAATTTTACAGTTTCCCATATAACTTTTCTAAATTTTATCGTTACAAATAAAAGAGCTCTTCCAACAGCAGCTAGTAGATTGTATACAACATCCCATCCGATAGCGGAAAGTAATGAAAATGAAACACCACTTGCAACAACAGCATCTCCAATTTCTTGAGTGTATTGCTGTAATTTTGCTTGAAGCTGTGTCATACTCGAAGACATGTAATCAGAGAAGTCACTAAAAGCGGCTATAGCTATTCCGATAGCGACTGACCACACAATTATAATACCTTCAACACCTACAATTGCCGCTCTAAACAATAATGCATTTTTTATAAAGTTTAAAATTTGAAGATTTATTGCTTCGACTCCCACTGCGGCAGAAAGTTTGTTTGCAAAATGCACAGCGGCTTTTATCATAAGTAATATAGCTGATAACATTCCTACAAGCATAGCTGTATTACCAAAAGTAGATAATGCTTTGGCTAATTCAACAAATGGCGCACCAATATCGTGTCTTAACTGTCTAAATCCTTTCCATAACCCTGTAACAGATTCAGTAAATGCATCAAAATATGATATATCCCCTTTGACAGCACCACTTAAATTGTCTAATACAATATTTAATGGTATCAATTCTTTGACAATTGATTGTCCTGCATCTGCCATTGCATCTGCTGTAGGATTAATTGCTTTTTGAGTCTCTAGGTTGTATTTAAATCCGCCTGTACCTGTAAGTTCTTTATTTAAAAAGGTTTGTTCGGGTACAGAAGGTTTATTGAAATCACCAGCCTGTACTGCTATTACGAATTTTTCAAATTCAGCTTTACGATCGCCCCAAATTTTTTTCATTGCCTCCATAGTACTGTCAAGGCCTGTTTTAGGTAACTTAGGCCCCATGAGCATAGAATCTAATTCAGATTGATCAAAGGAACTTGGTGTATTTTTTCTAATTACATTTTCTGTAAAGTTGTCTACACCTTCACTCCATTTATCTTTTAAAGACTGCCAACCGTCTTTAATCTGATCCCAACGACTTCTAAAATATGTCGCATCAGTCATAGTGGTATCAGCAGATGCTGTAGCAGTATTAGGATCAAATACAGTTGTAGAAAGATTTTTATTTTCCTGCATATTTGCAACTAATTGCGTATACATATCTTTCTTTGGAAGATCTGCTTGAGCTACATCAACTTTTGTTTCTGGCAGTTTATTCAATTCTTTTAAATTAGCAATCAGATACCCAAGCGCAGTAGTAACAGCAAGAATTGCGCCTACACGCATAAATTTAGCAAAATCAAAAACTTTAATAAATGCAAATGCAATATCTTTAATAAATAATAAAAGAATTCCAAGATTACTCATTAATTCTTCAATAAATATTAATGATTTGCTAAACATCTTTTCTAAGAATGGCGCACCAGGATTTAATGGCGGTATTACCAAACTGAAAAGCAGCGTTGCTAATCTTACACTATATGGTGCAATAGCAATAGCTAATTCATTTATCATCGGAAATAGGACACCTTTCGTTATATAAGAAAATACTTCTTTTCCGTATATAGCAAAACCGCCTGTAATGATTTGAAATATAGTATGTGTTAAGGGACTATCTTTAAACACTACATCAAACGCTCCAAGCATATCAAGAGCAAGCGCAGTCATTCCAAGCATCATTGTTTTACGACCAGGGCCGAATAATTCTCTAGAGATAAACGCTAAAGGACTTGCTGCCCATGTTGATGCCGAAGACCCTAAATTTCCAGCAAAGAATCTGCCTACACCTGCAGTCAGAGCACTTAATGCAGCAATCTTTTCTGTAAATAAGCCAAGCATGCCAAACAGTGAAAGCACTTTACTTCCAAAAAGCCATGTACCTATTAGCCCAAAAGCGGTGTTTAAACCCATTCCCTCTAATAGTGTAAATATACCACTTACAAACCCACCTATTGGAAATAAACCTTCTAAAAGACCTTGTCCAAATCCGCCTAAGAATCCAAATACTTGTTTCAATATACTAGGTAATTCTGTAATTAAATAACCTATAGCAGTGCCAATAGCTGTTCCTATTACGCGCCCTATCTTTACACCAATAGACGCACTAGGCAGACTTTCCCACAATGATTCAATACTTGCCCATGCATGTACAGCAGATAATACTAGTGTATTTTTAATGAATGAGCCGATTGGTCCATCGGGCATGAATTTTTGAGCTAATAAAGCCGCAAATGTTGCTACAAAAGCTTCAGCAAATTGAGGTGCGGTTTTACCTACTGATTTTTCAATGGTATCTGATAGCACACTACCTAAAGACTTTATTTCAGAAACAACCGTCTTAAACCCTTCGCTTTCAATTACAATATTTATATTAGCTTGCGCTTCACTTATCCATTGTTTAACTTCACTAAATGCAGATTTTATTTTAGTCTTAAATTCTTCACTATTTAGATAGTCAGGATCTTTAAGCTTATTCCAAACATCAGCAATAGTATCTCCAAATGCAATTGCTTTTTCTTTTAATTCAAGTAAAAATTGTTTTATATCTTCAAAAGTACTTTTGTATTTATCAACATCAATAACTACTGTTGATGTTTTTAATTCTGATATAAATTGTTTTATAGAACTATATAAACCTTTGAAAGTAGCAATAACATTTTTAGCAAATGATATAATTTTCCCTAGAGGTCCACTTGATAGTTTTTCTGACGAACTATTAATCTCTGAAATTGTATCTGTCCAATATGAATGACCAACAACTTTATCCCATATCAGCCTGAAGTAGCCTATTACTGTTTCGGAAAAATTACGTATAGTAGCTGCAGCAGATTTTAATGAAGCAGAAATATTTATTTTAAAACCTAATTTGCCGGAAATATTTTCTATCTCTGTATTTAAAGCTTTTAAATCTCTGACAATTTGAGTCTTAAGACCATCGAAAATACTTTTATACCATATGCTTATTCCATCCGTTTTAAAACTTTCTTTTAATTTTGAAGTTACTTTTTCGCCATATGTTTTAAACAAATCAGTATTTGTTGTAAAATCTTTAATAGTTCTATATAATAATTTTAGTCTAGATGAAACAAAATTGTAACTAGCATTAAATAAATTGGCATTTAATGAAATATTAATAACGCTGCCAGTATCACCTATTAACTCTATTAATGCCCATAATCCACGCAATGGAGGAAATATAGCTGCAACTATCTTTGCAAGAATAGTATTAAACGTATCAAACTTTTCGGAAACAGCTACTACCATTTCTACTAAGTCTTCTCCTAGTAGCTTACGTAATGCTGTGCCAAGCAGCGTAAGTGGTTTTGTTATAAAATCAAATTCAGAGAATACTAAATTATTACCTAATGTTTTAAACATCTTTATTATAGGTTTTAATGTTCTATCTACAATTAAATCTCTTAAAGATGTAAAACCGGGAATTAATCCACTAAGGTTTAATCCATAGCTAGCGATTGCATTGCCTAGCATTCCCATTAAGTATTGGCCGCCACTTGCAAATGTCTGCCCCATTACATAAAATTTAGTTTTGGATTTCTTGATAAAAGTATTTCCCCAGTCTTCATATTCCGAAATTGTCATATTTAACATACTTCCGAATACTTTAGGTAATAGTTTTAGTGAATCAATAGTTCCTGTAAATAAATTACCCTTGTCAAATGCTTTTAATAGTTTACCAGTATTTTCTAAATTAGTAAAAACTCTTCTAATTACATTAACAGCAGCATATTCCATTTCATGCCACATATTAATTAAAAATTTTTCAATACCTGACGCAGCTAAAATAGTCTTTACTAGGGCCATTGCTTTATTAAAAGCAAATATAAATGGATAAAAAGCATTAGATAATCTTGGAGACCATTCTCTCCAAAATATATTCATATTTAATGACATTAATTTAATATCATCAGCTAAGGCTGATGCGCTTTGACCGGCTTTAAAGAATAGATTTCCCAGTCCTGAAGATATACCAAAACTTTTTGAAATTTCATTAAATAATATTGAGAAAGATTCTCTTGCTTTATCAATCCCGCTGCCTAAAGTTGCTCCAGTTAATTTAAATTTTTTCTCAATTGCTGTAGATTGTGTGAGTAAAGCATTAAACACTACTTCTGAAGTTATGCGGCCTTGGTTAGCCATTTCACGTAATGCGCCTACTGAAATATTTAAAGAGTCAGCAATCATTTGCGCAACAGGTAAAGCTTGTTCCATTATAGAATTAAATTCTTCACCGCGTAAAACACCTGAACCTAGTGCTTGCCCCAATTGCATCATTGCAGCTTTAAATCCTTCAGTAGAACCTCCTGCAACCATACCGGCCATTTGCAATGACTTAGCGGCTTTTGAAATTGATTCAGATGAAGCATTTAATGATGAACTTGCAATACCCAGTTTAGCAAAAATCTGAGCAGTACTTTCAAAAGTAGAACGTGTCTCATTGGCAATTTTCTGTACTTCAATATATGCGGCACCAAACTCTTTAGTAGCTCCTGTGACTAATCTTATATTATTTTCAATAGATGTAAAAGTAGAATCAATTTGTGTTAATGCAACAATTGTTCCACCTACTGATAAAGCACCTGCTAACTTAGAAAATCCTGAAGTTACACTTGATACACTTTTACTAATACTGCTTACAGAATTATTTAAATGCTCTAAATCTCTTTGGGCCTTGTCGACCCTTGCTTCGACATCAATTACAATGCCTGACATCTTTTATACTCCTTATAAAAAACCCCTTAGGAATCATTAGATTCTTCAGGGGTGTGTTGTCTTAATTAGCTGATGTTACAATGACACCATTTGCGTCTACTTCTGAGAAGGACAACAAAGTTCTCTCAATAAAATGAGATGGCGCTTGTGTGCTAGAACCTGCATTTAGTTCATCAATATATTCTACATGATTAACTATACGTCCGTCTTCTATCTTCCATCCGTCTCTGGCATTACCTGTATCTACAGGTGTAGCATCTTTCAAAGCATCAATTAGTTTATGTAACTCCGCTTCTTTGTTGTTTTCGAATTTCTTTACTAACTCTTTTTTGAAATTCATATTTATTTTTACAGACAAATTATCCTCCAAATAAATTTTCGCCACCAGAGGCGCTTGCAAGTTTTTGAAAGAATCCAGAACGTTTAAAGCTATTAGCATCAAAGTCACCGTCTTTCTTATTAGATTTTGGATTGTAAATAGCATCTAATGAAGTAAAAAGTTGCCAAGGTTTTTCTTTAACACCTTGCACTTGAATTAATTTAGCTGCTCTATCATCTGCTCGCCACTCTATTGGTCTTTGTTCTAAATAACTAAACCAACCTAGCATCTCCTCATAAGTCATTTCTTCATAGATTTGATACACTGGCATTTTGAGATGAAAAGCTAATTCAAATATCGGTAACTCTTCTGCACTTAAGATGACTTTCCCGCGTCTTGACCTTGGCCTAGACCTGAATATTTCATAATTTCATTAGAGAGTTTTGATAATTCATCCATAGGGAAACTATCGAAATCTGAATCATCAAGATCAGCACCACCATCGACAGCTGAACGAACAACTGATTTGAGTAATTCTAAACCTGCATTTTCATCTTTCTCAGCGTCTTTGGCTTTGTTTTGAATATCTAAAACTTCTGAAACAGATAGTTTAGAAATCTTAACATCACTGCCTAAGAATTTAACTGTTTTAGTCATACGTTGACCAACAAGTGCTTTAATACCTTTTGCTTCTGACATGTTACTTACCTTGATTAATTTTGCGTTCATCTAGTTGTGCTCGCATTTGATGTAAAATTGAGAGTGTTTCGAAAGCTTCAGTTTTCTTATCTGGAGTTAGCGAATCATCTTTCGTTCTTTCGAATGTTTTATTAATACTAATATCAATACTTTTAAGCATGTGTTTGACAGTGATGCCAACGACATACTCTAAGCTGAATGGTTTATCTTGAGCCATATAGGTTCCTAATAGAAAAGTGGAGGGTACCGAAATACCCTCCTTAAATAATGCTTAAGGCCCTACGGTCCAAGCACCTTTAATATCTGATTGAACAGTAATTGTTAATTTTGCAGTCATTGCATCTGTCAAGCTTGGTGTTACTTCTAATGCTTCAAATTTACCTAAGAAGTAATAAGAAGAGTTTTTAACAGAACCAATACCGTTTGCAACAGCTTTGTGGTTTGAAGGCTCAGCATCCATTAAAGTGAATCTGAACAATCTTAAAATACCATCACCAATTTTAGGTGCAGTTGCAGTTGGGTTGGTAACACTAGCAGTACCACCTAAATAGCTGTCTGCCCATAAGTCTGGGATATAGTTAAGTGTGATTTCCATTGTTGGAGAATCAGCTTGACCTTGAATTTGTTTAGATGTTTTAGAACCGTATTCAGGAACTTTAACAACGTTAGCAGGAAGACCAATTGCAGGGAATTCTTTAATGTGCGTAATACGCATAAATTCGTTAGCATCGCCTGTAGCTGCAGCATCAAAATAAGATGTTACGGTAGAAGCGCTTGTAAAGGCTGCAAAAGTGTTTTCTACATCAGAAGTTTTAGCGCCAAGTGATGTTAAGCTGACAGATAAGTCAGTGAAACGAGCTGCGCCAAGTGTATCAATATGTGCCATTTTAATTCCTTTAAATTTAAGTAGGACTTCCGTAGAAGTTGAAATCAATTGTATAAGTACTCTTATGTATCACAGGCAATGCTTTGTCAGGCCCATTATGAACCAAACTGCTAATACCGAATTGTGTTACTTTACCTGTACTTGTTGTTTTAGATTTATCTAGAAGATATTTATCTAAAGTATCTGCGATAATCATAGCACGTCTTGTGCCAGAGCCTGCAGCAGTAAATATATCAATTATTAGAATACCTGCTAATGAATATCTATCTATAGGTTTTCCACTAGGTATCACTGATACGCGAATAAATTCATCATTAGTAGTATTCATAACTACAAAATTTGTCGGGAATGTTTTTATGTTTTCAGCTTTCCACTCAGTAGAATTAAAAACTGAATAAACGTCTCTCTCTAATATTTCGTACTTACCCATAATTATACCTCATGAAATAATTCGACAACAGAAATATGGTTATTAGATGTAATCATATTTCCAAAATGCCACTTATCACCATCTATATAAACATGGTCAGTCATTGAAAACGGTCCGACTTCTTTTGTTTTAAACATAATAGTCATCGTTTTTGCTTCTGGAGTTTTAGACGTCTTTGTAATAATTATTTTTGTCGTTATCGAAGGTATAGTCGTTTCATTAACTTCACCAGTACTAAAATCAAACTCTGAATTGGTTGTTTTAGTGAAAGTTGCTTCAATAGCTAGATCTTTAGCTGCATTAAAAGCTTTATTTAGTGCATTACCAATTAATGAATTATAAGACATTAATTAGCCCTCCACCATGTTCTCTTGCCGCTATTCCGGAGTAACGGTTTGATAAGTGTCTTAACAACCATAGGAATTTTATCCGCAGGTCTAATGACGCTAAGCTTTAAGCCACTAAGTTCTAAGTCTTTGATTAAACCAGTGTTGTCGAGTAATCCATCATTATTTAATAAATGATAAGCTAACTCATAAGTAGCTTTAACTACTCTTTGATCAACATCAGTAGAAATTAAAGGAACAAGTATACCTAATTTGGGATCAAAGTATTCACCATCTTTACGAGGATGTGCAAGTAACTGATTTGGACTTGTAGCTACTCCAATCCAATCCAATTCATCCAACATAAATGTAGCAGTGCATAATGATTGCTCTTTCTGTACATCAGGGGCATCAGTCCAAGCTGCTACATCTAATCTATTTTCGAAATAAATATTGGCCTCAGTTACAGTAGCATTTGAAGTAACGCCTTTAACTAGTGCCATAACTTACTCCTTAAGAATGGAATACAGGCAAGATACCTAATGATAATGCAGATTGTGTTTTACGTGTCCACACACCTCTTGTGCTGCCAATAACAGATGCTGCAGTAAGTGCTTTAGTAACACCGCCTTCAACAACACCCATATAGTCAGCATCAGATGGGAATGCAGTTTTAGCACCATTCCAATCGTAACCAGCAGGAGCTAATACATAACCCCAACGATTCCAGATAGAAGTTGTACCGCCACCTTTATATTTGTTAGCATCACGGTATACTTCAACAGAATCAGGTACAGTTAAGTTTTCCATAGCGATTGCACCAGGCAATACAATGAAAGAAGTTTTAGTACCTACTACGTCAACACCAGCACCTGTATTGATTTTAGTCAATTCAGCAGATGATAATGATTGTGAAGCACGTGTAGTAATTAAACGGAATTTACCGTTAAAGATTGTGTTAAAGTTAATGTTACCATCAACAATAGTTGTTTCGTCAACAAAGTTAGCTGAACGGAATGAAGCCAAAGTTTCAGGAGATACAACTAAGTATGCCCAATCTGGTTCATAGTCTTTGAATGCCATACCAAATGCATTTAAGAAACCTTCAGCACGTGACGCGCCTTGGTATGCATAGTTAGTAGCGCCTGCAGGTGAAACACCATTAGCAGTAGTAATTTTGTTTGTACCAAGATCAACATAGAAACCATAAGATTTATCTGCAGGATCATTGGTGAATGTTTGACCGCCTACACCAGTTACACCTGTACCTGTGGCAGCACCATTCAATAATTCAGAAACAGCAACACCTTTTAACACAGAAAGAATAGCATTGTGTTCGTCTTGAGCACGGGTTTCACCGAAGTCACGACCAATTTTAGCTAAACCGTCTTGTTGTGTTACGATTTGTTGCATATTAACTTTTTCAGCACCATGTGTACGCACAGTTTTAATGTATGTGCTGTAGTCAGTGTCATAGTTAGTTTTTGTACCATCTGTAGAGTCAGTTAATGACGCAACATTGATAGTTGGGTTTAATGGTTTGAACCAACGCATTTGACCGATAAAGGTTTCTGTGCTAGTGTCAATTTGTGGATTAGAAGAAGTGATACCTGTACCAGATAATTTCTTTGCAGTGGTGTAAGCTTCATCGCTATAAGCACCAATCGCTTCTTGTAATACATAGTTATTATTTAAACCCGAAACCCCTGTAGGGAGGGTTAAAGTTGAAGCACCCATCTTTTATTTTCCTTAAAGTATTTATTTCCTGCGAAGTGACCCTTCAGCAGCACGTTTAAGTACTTCATCTTGTGATAAGTTGAATAAAGATTTATTCGAAGTATCTTGAGAAGTACTGCTAGAACTTGTCTGACCTGCCCCTGTCGAAACTTTTGGTTTGAATAAGAAAGAATTATTATCGTCTTCAGAAAATTGTTTTATAAAGGTTCTTAGATCAGTTCCTGATTTATGCACCCATACTCCATTTTCATTTTGTATAAGTTGCGATGCCACATCCATATATGCCATATCTGCAGCTTTATCACTCCTAAACGTATACCCACTAAGAATAGATTTTACTTCTAAGTCCCTAGCAAGTTCTATGTTACGTTTTGTTATCGTTTCCAATTTAGCATTGGCTTCCGCTAACTGAAGTTCATAAGCTTCTTTATGTTTTCCTTCTTCTTGAAGTCTTTTTAATTCAGCTTCTTTTTCTTTTTGTTCATACTCTGCAGCTTTCTTTAACGCGTCGTCACGTTCCTTATAAGCATTATCAAGTTTGGACTTAATAGGTTTAAGAGCTTCCTGGATTTTCGAGTCCACATCATCCACAGGAGGATTGGAAGGAGCAGGAGGCGGAGTAGTATTGTTAGTTTCTTCTTGTTCGACATTTTCGGTCATTGGTAATTTCCTTTGAGTACAACTCAGTTACATAGAACAGATACAATCTGCCCTATAGGATATTTTGTTTTAATGTTTAGGGTTAATTTAACGGGTTCTATTAATCCCTAAGATATACATCTATTAGTATATTTATTAAGAATATATGATAGACTGATTAACTAAGGGATTATAATATAGGGGGACCGACTTAGGGTTAATTTAACGGGGTCTAACTAACCAAAACCCAATCTTCTGCTAATAAATCAGAGACTGAAGGAACCCATGTATCAAAAGAGTTTCTGACATTTTTAATGACAAAGTGAGAATTCAATTCAGAAAACTCAAAGTCATGCGCTTTGACTAATTTGATATACATATCTTTTCCGTTCCAACCGCTACGTGCTAGTTTTTGACCAGCAATTATCATATCTAATGCGTGACTAAATCTCATTTGTGTTTTGCTCCGCATACAGTACATGTAAAACCTTTCTTTTGATCTGGGTTCATTACACGCATTTGTTTACCGTGGAGATTATCTTGATTAGGGTGTTGACATGTACATCTTTTAATTTCTGCTGACATATAATTATCCTATTCCATAGAAACCCCAATCATCATCAAACTTAGTTGGATCGGGAATTTCACTCATAACATCTTTTTTAGTTAAGATGTCTTTTTCTGTTAATATTTTACCACCGACAACTGATTTGCCTGCTACAGGTATTAATCCTTTGTCAATAGCTTCGTTTAAATATTGATCATATAATTCTTTAGGGAAACCTCTTGCTAACATTTCATCTAATGTAACTTTAACAGGATTTTTATCTAATACATTAGCGTAAAGTTTTCTTATACCCTTCCGGGCCTCCAACATATCGGCTGCATTGGCGAAAAACGCATCGTGAATGGTGCTTGTGGCAATCTTATTGTCTCGTCCCCATAGGTGGAAATTTTTGACCAATGTTGCGTCATTGGAGTGGTTTCCGTTGACTGCATAAGCTGTGCGTGCTTTTGTGGCATCTGCGATATCATTTATTTTCCCATCAGCATTTACTACTTGTTCCCACCAAGTAGCTTCGGTCTTTTGTTGTATTTGGACTAAGTTATTAATCCAATTACCATCTTTATCTTTATATGCTAATCGTTCTTCAAAAGATTGTGTGAAATTTTGTTCGATAATCTTACCATCAAAATTTACCCATGGGACATTAGTCCATGACTTAGGAAGCTTATTAGCATAAAATATTTCAAAACCTTTAGATATATTTAATTTTTCAATAGGTTCTAATCTAAATACCTTAAATCCAGTACGTCTGTCATTAGGTGCTTTTACACCATATATTAAATCAGCTAATGTTCCATCTGGTTTCCAGCCATCAAATCGTTTTAAAAATTTCTCTGATAGCGCTTCACCAGCTTTTAGTCCTAGTATTTCACTTATCCTGTCAGGGAGGACATAACCTTTTTTACGAACACCTAAAACTGCGGTAGTTCCTATTGATTTCCAATCTAAAGCAGCTTGAGAAGGTTTGGCATTAGTCAGGTAATCTTCAGCCAATCTGCCGAAAAATTTTGTAAAGTCTTTTAAAATAGGTACTTGTTCACTAAGATGCTCAGACATTAATTTAGCAATAGCTTGAAAATCTCTTGGCGTAACAACCATATCATAGGTATGTGTCATCTTTTCCACTAAGTCTTTAGTGGCAGGATCAAGGAAATATAACTGTTCCATAATCTCGTCACCAGGATCTAGGCCTTTATTAAATATGTCTTTTACATTTTCTCTTAATTGTTTTAGTTGCGCAGTAGTTTCAGGATCAAACTTTTCATATCTTGCTGCACGTGCTGATATTTCATTTAATACTTTGTCTCTATCACTAGCTCTAACAACTAAAGTAGGTGCAAATGTTTCAGGCTTTTTAGCTACATTAACTAATTCTTCTTGTAACGCTGAATTAAGATCTGAAATTGTCTTTTCTGTATCTGTAGTAGCAGGTGTAAATCCTGCATCTTCCAAAGCCATTTCAGCTGCTTGTTTATTTGTCTTTAGATTATAAACACTAGCTTCATCTTTAATGATAGTATCTTCACCAAATCTATTTGACTTTAAAATACGTTTTTGAGCTTCTAATAATTTGAAAGCTCTAGAATCAGAAGGGACATTTAAAGATTTTAAATGCTCATCCAAAAACTCACCGAGTTCTTCTACAACTTGCATAGCAATATATTTCTTAGTATCGCCTTTTGAGCGCTGTTCAAATTTAGCTTTATTTTCAGCTATTTTCTCTTTAGAAAATTTCTCGCCAGTCTTATGATCGAATGTTTTATATGTAGCACGTTCTTTTCGTTCATCTGTTAGTTCAATATCAGCGGTATGTAACCATTTAAATGTATCTTTTAACTCTGCAGGAGATAACTTACCTTTCATAGCTTTAGCAATTAAATCACCTTGAGCTTTAATAATTTCGTCTGGTGTACCTACATAATTAGGGTCTGTTTTGTTTTCAACACCTAATACACGTAATAAGCCAGCTGAGTCTTGTCTTTCAGATAACAAACCTTCTGTCACTTTTACTTCAGGCGGTTTTGCAGGTTTCTTTTCCAATACTTTTGCAAGCTTACCTTCAACATTAAGAATTCCAGTTCTTTCTCCAGCTCCATAAAACGTAACCATATTTTGAGCTTTTGCAGCTTTACGTAAATCCTTTTCATTGAGACCTAATCTTTCATTTAATACTTTAAATCGTGGATCATTAAATGTTGCTGCAGCAATTTCATCATATAGACGTCTTTTCTGATTTGTAGGAACAACATTAGATAGCGATGCAAGCTGTTTATTCTTAGTAGTTAAAGCAATAATCTGTGCACCAGATGACGAAGCATCTTGTTCAAGAGCAAGAGCAGTTTTATAGGAATTCATTCTATTAGTTGAAGCTAAATTTTTCAAATCTGACTCAGACAAAGTGTAATGCAAAGGACTACTTCCAACATCTGATTTAGTTTTTATTTCAAATGTTTTAGATGTTTTAGCTGCATATTTCAATCTATCTACGCCTCTCGAATGCCCAACTACTAATGCTGCTTTTTGATCAGGTTCAGTAAAATCTGCACCAATGTCAAATTCAACTCGATAACCGTTATTTTCTAACTTAGCTTTTATATCGTTATAAAACTTATCAGCTAACGGATTACCTTTTATAAACTTAGGATTACCTTTTACGATAACAGCTAGTGGTTTTTCATTTAGATAATTATCTATCTTAGCCGCTTCCATAGCAAACCTAAAGAACTTACCTAACTCTTCGCCTTCAACTAATTGCACCATATCAGACTCTAATATAGCGCGAATATCTCCTGGTTTACCACGTAACATTTTATTACCAATATCTACCATCTCTGGCCACAATTTATCAGCAATCTTTTGTCTGCCTGTAAATGACAATGAATTATATCTGCCTTCAAATACATCATTCAGACCGCCCATGAACGCGCCTATTTGATCTCTAAAGTTTCTATAACCATCTTCACCAAGAACTTTTTCAACTTCAGTATTTAAGAAAGGTCTGAATGATTCTCCTGATTGCGGACTAATAAGGCCACGATCATAGATCCTAGCCCGATGGTCAACAAAAGCATGATTACTGAAAGAGTAGCCATTATTTCTAAGCCAATCCATAGACTTGAAACGCTCATATGCATCACCTCTGGAAGAAATATAGTGTTTATATTCGTTTAAATCATTATACTTTTTAGCATTACCTTTATCATCTTCAAAGTATAATAACTTTTGTGTAAAGTCATAAAAGTCATTGTCAATTTTGTATTTAGATTGAGATGCCCAATTTAATGCATCAGTTAAATTCTTGTCAACAAATTCTTCAGGAAAGTCAGAAAAACTATTAGTAGATGTAATAGGTATACGTGTATCTTCTAAACCTAGGAGACCTCTGTCAATAAAATAAGTTTTATAGCCCTCGCGAAAAACCAGTTTATTCTTCTTTGTTGTTACGCCAACACGTAGGCCGACCTCCACTTTCCGTGTGAGCTGTGAATATTCTTGTATTCGAGGATCTACAACTCTTATGTTGTATGACAGAGTGTCATAATAAGGGCCAAATAAAGAACCGCTAAGTCTACTTTTCATTCTTCGTTTTTGAACACCATATGTTTCAACTTCAAAGAATTTATTTACATTTTTAGCTTCTAAAAGCTTCATACCTGTTTCATACCATTTACGTCTTGTACCATTAAGATTCGCAAGATTATATAAATCTCTTCCAAGGGCAATAGCAAATTGGTCTCTGTCTGGCATATCAGCCATACTTAATCTATGAGCAAATTTAAGATAAAATTGTTGTAATGCAGATTCAGTTAAGCGATCTTTACCTGTAGGTAATTTTCTTAAAGTAATAGGAATTTTATAGTCAAATACATTACGCAACTCTCTCGCTATTTTAGGTGCTGTATTGTCTTCCCAATAATTCTTAGCAGTAATATTGTCTATAAAATTATCATGTAAATCTTGCAATTGAGTAGGGCCTAGCACTGGATCAATATAATTATTCTGTTTTAGTTTCTTCAATACGTTGGTATCACTACGTATCTGAGTCTCAATAGCATCAGAAACATTCATAACATCAAATTTAATTTGACCTTGTACTACAGCCTTAAAGTTATTCCATTGTTCACCATTATTTCTAAATCTTGTGAACAATATACGAAGATTATCTACCACAACAGCTCGTTCATTGACACTCATCTTTTCACTAAGTGTATCATTAAATGACTTAATGAACTCTTTATCTTTTGGCTTTAAAACATCACTTTGTTCTGCAAGTCTTAAGTTATTGTTGAGTACGGATGGATTAGGTTGATATAATCTTGTATCTTCGTAGCGCCCTGTAACGGGATTAAAGACGAGTTGATCCTCCGTTGGAAGACTGTTAAGCACTCTTGTTTTGGCAGCTTTCTTTGTATGTATAAGTGCGCCTCGATAGTTTGTAAGGGACAATGTACCATCTAATTCTCCTGATTGTAAGAGATAATAATCTTTTAATGTTTGGATTAATTTAGGATCACCTATAAGATCATCTGGTGTCATAATAGGTAATTGCATCGCATCTAATTTAGCTTTAGCATTTGCAAACTTTTGTGTATCATTAGGCAATGTGTAAGTAGGGTCAGTCATGCGTCTCAATTCTTTAATACCAATAGTGTTACCTTCTGGATTAGTGAATTGATCGACAGTAAGTTGTCCGCTTTGAAACATATTAACTTTTTTATAATCACCTAAATGTCTTAATTGCACATCTTGTGGTTGTCTTAGCAGCCAGTCATTATAACTTTCTCTCAATGGCGTATTACCATCATAAAAAGCTTTTTGTTTGTCCGTAAGTCCTGCTAAGTTTCGCTTACGTACTTGTGCTACGCTTTCTAAATCTGCAATGTCTTTCCATGATTTAAACACTGGAACAGTAGTAGACCTGCAATGCCAATGTGCTGGCGGGAGATGTGTTGTATCATTTATCGGATATATTTCACCATCTCTATGTGCACATAGCGGGGTTGTTCGTGCGTCAAGGACAGCAACGTATTGCCATCCTTGTAACGCTTTTTCATTTGCCTTATAAATCGCATGATCAGCTTGTGAGGATACGGATGTGATAGCCGTTATTACCAGACCTCTTGACTGCATGCGAGTTATATTATGTACATTTCCTGTACGTACTTGTAGAGCTATTTCATCTACGCTTTTTCCGTCAGCTATACCTTTACGTATAACTGCTTCTAATCTAATTTTTTCATTCTTAGCAATGCCTGACCAGCCTTGCTCCATTGTTCCATTTTCACTTAATGGATTTTTCAGAACGATTTCTTCAGCTATTCTATTCTTAGGTCTTTCTGTACGCCATATCTTACCCATTGCTACTTCAACTTTTTGATAAGCATATGAGAGCTGGTCTGATACAAGAGACGATAAGTCTTTTTGAACCGAATTATTAATAGACTTATATGTCTTTCTTAATTCTTGGTCAACAGCTTCTCTAAATCTATCAAAGCCTCGTCCTGATAATTCTGCATCTTTAATTAATTTGTCTAGTCTAACAACATGACCATCAATAACTAAATCAACTTTACCAGAGACTCTTCTCTCATATAAACGGATCATCGCTGCGCGATCTAGTGTTTTATCGTATATTTGTGTATTACTATTGACGATCATGTGTCACCATTATTCTTTAATTATTTTCGGTTTTACAGCGGCTTCTGTTTGCATCGCATATTGGTCATTATACTTAGTTGCTGCAGGTATAATTTGAGGGTCAGCATTAACTTCTTCTAAACCTGCTTCATCATCATATTCTGAATCAAGAATATCATTTGCTTTAAGCATTTGTAGCCAAACAGTTCTAGGCAATAAACCGGATTGATACCATTGTGTTACAAGATTTAACCAATCAGCACCTAAAGGAACTGGATCAAAATCTGCAGAAAGATTGAATACAATATCACACGAATCAATTTGTAATCCATATCTCCAATTTATCATTAGACATATTACTTGTTTTAATGTACTAGAGATTTTAGTACTTAATACACTAAGTTGTGCTGTTTGAGCAGCATTACGAATTTCTAATGCTACACCTGATTGTTCGTTTTCAGTGGTAAGCATTCTAATGCCAAGCTTAGCCATCTCATCGATAGATGCTTCAATAGCTTTTTGCATATCTTGTAATGCTTCTGTAGGTGTTTTTAAGACATCTGCTTTATCATCTTGGCGTAATCTTATCCAAGACCCTAATCCAGCGTCTACTATTTCGTCAAATTGTTCATCACCCATATCTGACATAATAACTGGCGTATATGTCGCTGCACCATAGAGTAGGTGATTACGTCTACTAATTTTGTTATAGAGACTAATCTCCTTATCTACAATAGGCATTAGTAATGGCATGATAGGTTCTATATTACCATTAACAGGCCACGCAGGAATATGCTTTAAAGGCTCACCGTTATTAAGAATGTTATCAAATGTTTCAATTAATTCAAAATGACCTGATGGTAATGGTTGTTGTAATTTTTCACCAATACCGCCTACTTTTAATGTTTGATCGCCATTATCTTTAGTAGTTCCCATGAACTTTCTAATTTGATAATTACCTTGTTCATTTAATTCATGTACCCATACCGTAGGGACACGCGCAGCATGAAATTCATTAATAGAATAATCTTCTGAGTAACCTTTAACGATTACATATTTGAGAACTGTTTTACCAAACACATCAACCGCTGTAGCCCAGTTTACAATAGTTTCAGCTTTTTGAAGAATAGGATATGGTTTAATCATATCTCTAGTTTCTTTATCTAAATTTTCTGCATTGCTAATTGATGGATAGTCTACAAATACCCATGCACGTGATGTATTAATTTCTTCCCATAATAGTTCATCTAAGAAAGAAACTAAGGTACAATCATCACGTCCAATATTATTAATGAGCCATTCTTTAGCCTCTTCAGGTACTCCATCAGGTAATTGCAATATAGGAGCTTTTCTTAATAAGCCACCTACAAGCATCTTAGCAAATTGTGCTGTAATACCTGGCAATTCAGCTTCTGACTTATAAAAGTCATACTGAGCTTGACTCATTGTTGTTGAAAAAGGAATTAATAAATTACTGAATCTAATAAGATCAATATATTGATCAATTTCTTTTACAGTACGTTCCCCATTGCATACAGCACGTGCCTTATTCCACGAAGGTTTAAGATACTCATACGCTTGACAAGGATCCGCAACTGTCTTAGTAGGGCCGTAGCTCATATTAGCCTCTCAAAAGCTTATTGAAGTCTTCAATAGTACCTTCAAATCTTTCTAGTGTTGCATTGCTAACAGCCACAATTTTATCGTCTTCTGTTTTTGTAATTTCCCAATTAGAAGGTGTTGTATCTTCGAAAGATTTTACAGCTAATGGAGCAGCAGTAACTTTAGGAGCTACTACAGGAGTTTCTTGTTCTGCCATTTTATTTTCCTAAAAATTTGTTTGATTCACGTTTACGTCTATTAGTAAGACCTTGTACTACTTTACCTTCGTCTTTATTCCATCTAAGGAATTGAGCAGCTACCTGATCTCTAGGTGCGCCTGAATTTAACAATCGTAATAATGTAGAACCTTTGAAAGCCGGTACACCTACATTGTATGTAAATTCTACTAATGCGTCAAATTCGTTTTGTGTCAAAGGTACAGCAACAGATTTGTCTACTGCGCTTACGTATTGTTTAAGTGTAACTTTGAAAAGTTGTAATGCACGTTCCTTAGTAATGGGAGCGTCCTTTAGTGTAACTTTAGTACCGTTTTCATAAACAGTGCTGCCAAAGCCAATTGTAGGGACGCCCTCACCATCTGGATACGGATGCGATCTAAACCCTTCAGAGCCTTTTAAGTCCTCTGCGCCTTTATCGCTAAGTTCCATAATTAAGCCGCTGTGAGAGCTGCGACTGCAACGCCAACTGCAACTTCTTTTGCCACGTCTTGCACGTCAGGGTTGGTTACAACCTTTTCTACAGCATCTGTGGCTTGGTGTACAGTGTGGTTAACTGCTTTTCCTACATCTTTAAATGCTTTATCTAAACTATTTGTCATGACACAGCCTCTTCAACAACTTCTATAATAATATCGTGTGGTACCGCAGGTAAAAGGGCTTCCACAACATCTTCTAATACTTCTTCAACAGCAGGTTCTACCGGAGTAGTGTTTTTTAGCATTTCTTCTATTTGTTCCCAACTTGACATAAAATCTCCTACATGGTTGGTTTATACATTTCTGTATCTTTAGTGTTAGCGGTGTTAGCGCCTACGTTATAACCATATTCAAAAGCTTCTGAAACTAACTTATGTAAAGCAGTTTCAAATGCCATTTTATATTCAGCTTGTTTAGCAATTTTCTCTTCAGGCACAAATGCAGTACTTTCTTTAATTGCCCCTGATTTCTCAGCAGGCTCGAATACAGAATCGCATTCTTCTGCTGATAGTTTAATTGTATGTACTACTTGCATTGAAATTCCTTATACGACATCATAAAACGTCTAGTGATTGCTTGGCCCTCTGGTGTATAAAAGAAATCTACGACTTTATCTTGATTACCAGATTGGGATAGCCATGTTTGTTCTTCTTCCGATAGTGCAGAACCAAGAGCAGCTAGCATGGGATTCACACTAGCTGCTACAGTTTGGTTAAGACTCGTGTTTAGCTTGGACATCTCTTCCTGAAATACTCTTCGCATCTGATCTTCTACGTTTTCCACTGTCTTTGAGACCGTAGGTTGGATCTGCGCTTGGAGTAATCGGATTCGTTCCTCTAATGATTGAGTCACGTCCATTTTCTTCTATCCGTTCACACGATTGTTCGTCGCTGTTTGGGCGTTTCCCGTTAAGGTACTTCCAATAGCAATAGTTTGCTGTGTATTACGTTGTAATTCACCTACTAAACCGTTTAATACACCAAGAATACCTTGCATTTGTTGTTGTTGTTGGTTTTGTAAGTTATTTTGGTTTACTGTTTGGTTAACTTCAACAGTAGACGCTCTAATAGCACCTTGAGTTGTAGAATTAAACAATTCACCTTGCAATACACCAACTTGGCGTTGTAATTCTAATTCACGAGAGTTAGGTAATGTGTCTTTAAGATTAGCAATAGACGCCAAAATTTCTTTTGTATTGCCATCAGCATTAGCAGTAATAATTTGTGTATTACGCAATCCATCAATAACTGCATCTTTAGCCGCTAGCGCTGTAGCCGCAAAGCCTGCTGCAAGTGCTGCATTAGTAGCTGCTTGCCCCATTTCAATCTGAGCAGTGTGACTATCAATAGAATTGATAATATTAGCCTGTCCTTGCATTGAAGAGATTTGAGATTGCAATACTTGATTTTGAATTCCTGCATTACCTGCAGTAACAGCAGCTTGCAAATTACCCTCAGCTTGCCAGATTTCTTTTTCTACCTTACCAATTTCACGTCTTGCAGAACCGATATCTTGAATAGTGTTAATACCATTAACAATGCCTTGAACTTCATTAGTTGTTGCCGCGTGTGCACCTAAGGCCGCTGCTGCGCCATCGCCATTATTATTTCCAAACAAACCGCCTCTCCCGCCAAATAATGCTGCACCTAAAATTAATGGTGTAATTCCGCCCATACCAAACATATCATTAGATTGTGGTTGAGGTGTTACAAATAAATTTGGTGTTGTCATATCAGCCATGTAGTACTCCTTTTAAAATTAAACTAAACATTTGGATACCATTTATTAGAAGTACCATCATATGTCATAATAATAGCTTTATTAACCACTGCTGTAGATGCTAATGCAATGTTACCAGTCGTAGTCGTCGTAAAAGCTCCTGTAGGTATTAACGTAATTTGCCCACCATTTTTAAAAGGTGAAACAATTGTTGATATTGCCGCTGTACCTGAAATAAACACTATAGCTGCAGCAGGAGAGATAGCTGCTGCTGATGCAATAGTTGGTATACTATACCCTAAATCTTGTAATCCTAAATAATCTAAAAATGCTAGTTTACCTAAATCCGCATTAGTGGGTACTTGATCAGGATCTGTACCGATTAGCATTATTCACCTGCCCATATTCTATAAGGGGTTGTCGGTGCTGTAATTAACGGCAATGCAGCCTCTTGTTCAGCTGTCAAATCAGCTTTAATATTAACATGCCATCCGTCAATGGGTAGCATTTCAGGATATTGCAGGTTATCTTCAGTACGTAATACTTGACCTGTTGGTTTATAAATTAAGCCAATTACATCTGTAGTAATTTTTGTAATAAATTGGGTATCACTTTCTGTACCCCAAACTGGTTCAACAGTTGCTAAGCCTAATTCTAAGAACTTAGCTGTGAACTCAGCTTCATTTGTGAATTTTAAAAAATAGTTTTTCATGTTGTTGTGAGTCCTTGAAGTTCAGTGTTGCTTAGACGTTTGGGGTAATAAGCTATTTTGGAAATTGTTCTAACCCCTACTATATTATTATATGTGCCCATGCCTATTTTTAGATTTGTAAAGGTTGGAATTGTTGCTGAGGTATCTGTATAGATTATATCATTTCCATTTGAGTAAGCAATATCATTGGCTTTATAACCTATAGCTTGCCTTGTAGTTAAAGACTCTGTATACTGTTTATAAGCATCTGCCTGAACAATGTTAGCATTTTCAAAATAAAGACCAGTACTCTTATAAGGATTTACAAAAAGACATAATCTCGTGCCAAAAATGGTATTATCTAATTGCGCCAACTGCCCAAAGCCATTAGCGCCTAATGTTACTGGTATTTTTGCAGTAAGTGCTAAAGTACCCTCATCTTGTCTATACCAACTAGAAAAATTAGTCCCAGTAATAACAGCATTATCCGCTGGACGAGTTGCTTGAGCTGAACTAGAGATATCTGCAGTACGAATACCTTGGCTAGAAGAAATTGACGGAATATAGCTTGTAGCTGTATTGCCTGCTTCTAGTTGTGCGCCCCAGATGTAGATGCCGGATGTGCCGTCGCCTGTATAAGATGCCCCATTTTTTGCAGCAATAATCCATATTGTTCCAACCAAAGCAGCCGAATCAGTAGTAGCAGATATTCTGAACCATCCATTTCCAACCGGTGTAATACTCGTTGCTGTTGTTGAGCCGTTGCCTATTACCGAAGTAGCTGTTGCCAAATTAAAGTCTGCTAAAATTGGGTTTTTTGGAGTTACTGCTTCATACGAACTTAGTCTTATAGTGGTATGCTCAGCGGCTTTCACATATAGCGACAATGTTATTGCGGCAGATGGTGGTGTGTAGATATTATAAATACTGTGAGCTGCTGTAGTAGCTGATTCAACCAATTTGTCAGCAGTTAAAGTCCCATCTGGCGCAGTTGCTGCATTTGCTGTTATCGTTGCATTACTTTTAACCCAAATCGCATTATCAAACTGTTCGCTATAAGTCAGCAAATTAGTAGCCGCAGGTTCAAGTAACAACTTAGGTGATAACGCTAAATTCAATGGATTATAGTTATATCTAGCTACATTAGTTGCAGCAGATTGAATTAAACCATTCGAGCCAATGAATGTACCAGTTGATGCCCGTGAGGTAAAGCTATCGGCGGAAGGGATATAGCTTGTCGCAAATGCGCCTTGTTCTAGTTGTGCGCCCCACATGTAAAAGCCCGAAGTGCCATTTCCAATATAATTAGCATTTGTACTAGAGCCAGTGCATGGGAGTACAAGGAATCCTCTAAAGTTATTCCCTGAAGAACCTGTAGTCGGTGTAATATAGCATCTATACCACCCATTTCCAACAGGAATTATACCAGAATTATCAGCTGTTGCACTACCATTGCGAAATATAACAGTGCCGTTTGACAAGTCAACATAAAGGCTTGCACCTCCACCATCAAATGAATCTCCTCCTACTGTTAAGCAAACTACTGTAGTTTCACCTGCCTTGAGGTAAACCGACATTGCGTACCTGGTAGAAAGACTTAAAGCTATTGTCTTACCTGTATAATGGTTTTGCGCTACAGAATCTTTTGATTCAACAATTTTACATGCAGTCAATAATCCATCTGGAGCAATTGCAGCGTTAGGTAATAATGCTACATTATAGGAAAGCCAGTAATTACTGGCAGCGCCATATGTTTCTGTATATTGTAATAAATTAGTGCGTTGTTCTTCAATCAGCAACCCTAGCGATTCACCTGTAATTGGATTATGATCAAAACGAGCTTCATTACTTGTGGCACTCTTAACCAACCCATTAGCATCTGTGTAAGTTCCAATACCTCCACGCGTAAATGTAATACGTGAATCTAAAGTTTTACTCTTAGCGAAATCTAATAACAGACTAGGCCTGATAGTTGCTCTGCCTGATCTAGCTAATGCTGAATTCTTAATATCACCTATTGTAACAGTACCGAGTGTATCAATTTCTGTATTACCCCTAAAGTAATCAGCGTCTTCATATGCCATTGTACCTAAGTCGGCATTCGTGGGGGTTTGGTTTGGTTTTGTTCCTATTAATCCCATTTAGCCTCCTGTAAGTGATTGTAGTTCTGCATTTGACAGACGTTTAGGATAATATGCTAATTTGAGTATGTGTAAGTTTTGAGTAGGCCCAATTAACATTCTACTCATACCTTGTCCAACTGCAGCAGACGTATCAGTTTCAGTTGTGCTACCAGAAACTGAAAATGCAATGTCATTAGTTGCGTATGCAAGTGCGCATGATATTACAGTTTGTGATGTAACAGCAGTTCCATTGAAATCCCATTGAGAAACACTGTTATCAAATCCGTACGAATCAATAGTTGCGCTGCCACTACCGCTCACATACCTTAATGAAATAAATGAGCCTGCACCGCCTGCACCCCTATCTACCCATGCCATAGTCGGAACCGATACTGCAGTAGTAGTTGACATTAATCTTGAAGTTGCATGCAATGTGCCTTCATCTTGTCTGTACCATTTTAAATCTGTCATCACAGCGCCATCAACCGCTCGCGTATATTGACCCGATGAACTTGCATCAGCACTACGAGTAACTTGGCTAGAGGTTGTTGGGATATAGCTTGTAGCTGTAGTTCCTACTTCTAGTTGTGCGCCCCATGCATAATAATATTCGCCTATTACGCCACTGCCTCGGATGACACCGTTTATTCCCCATCCTCTAAATAGTATTGATGTTCGACTATTAGTTGCATCTCGCGTTATTACATAACTTATTCGGTACCAGCCATTACCCACTGGAATAATAGAAGGTTGATTACGCCCAGTATCACCGCCAATATAAGTACCTGTACTAAGATTAAATACTAGATTATCTTCGGTATTACCTATATAATACATATTAAATACAAATGTAGTAGCCGTGCCAGCTTTTACAAAAATGGAAGCAGTATAATCTGTTATATTTGAGGCTGGTACTGCAAGTGTGTATTGGAATAACGAAGTCCCACCGCCATCATTAGTTATCTTATCCGCAGTAGTATTACCATCTGGTGAAGTAGTATTATTTGCAGTAACCGCAATACCAAGATTACCACCTGCATTTTCCCAAACAGCATTATCAAACTGTTCGCTATAAGTCACTAAATTAGTCGCAGCAGGCTCTAATAACAACTTAGGCGCCAATTTCAAATTCATTGGATTATAGTTATATCGCGCAGTATTAATAGCCGAAGTTTTAACTAATCCATCAGATCCAATATATGTAGCCGTAGACGCACGAGATGTGAAGGTATCATTCGAAGGGATATAACTGGTGGCAAATGCGCCTTCTTCTAGTTGTGCGCCCCAGATATATAAGCCGGATGTGCCGTCACCTGTGTATGAAGCAGTTGTACCGTTATCTAAAAAGTATGTTAAAGCAGTTTGGACATTTAAATTACCCCTGGTGGTCGTCAGTGTGCATCTAATCCAACCATTACCTATTTCAGTTATAGTTGAGCTAGTATTAGTAAAATTTGCATTATTTGTTGATACAGCGGTAACTTGTTTCGTATCTAAATTAAAAGTAGATGCTGACACATAAGCAACATTATCTGTAAACTGTATTTTAAACCTTCTTGTACTTCCAGTTGGAAGTTTTTTAATATATATAGACGTAGTAAATGTTTTGTTAGCTAGGCTTTGCGAGGCATAAAATAAGTATTGTAAAGAACTTGTTGATTCAATAAAACTTTCAGCAGTCAAAGTCCCATCTGGTGCGGTAGTTGAATTTGTAGTTACTGTTGCTCCCGATTTAAGCCAAGCCGCATTGTCAAAATTCTCACTATAACTCAGCAAATTAGTACGTTGCTCTTCAATCAATAACCCTAACGACTCTTTAGTAACTGGATCATGGTCGAAACGTGGTTTACCCGCTTCAACTTTCTCAAGCAATCCATCAGCATTATACCTAGTACCGATGGACGCTCGTGTAAATGTAATTCTCTTGTCTAATCGCTTAAGATTAGCAAAATCTAACAGCAGACTAGGTCTAATGCTACTTTTAGTATTCTCAATATTAACGTTTACATTATCGACTGCATCTTTGAGGTTAATGAAGTTAGTGTCTAACTCTGTATTTGTTAATGTTGAATTCTTAGCATACGACCCTGTCTGACGAGTGACAATAGTAACGGCCATATTAGAGTACCTGTAGTTTCCACGTTACGGTTAAGGTATCAGCAGCACCTTTGTTAATAACACTAAATACTGTACGCGCAATCATATCATTAGTTGTTGACGTAGCAGCATTAAATAAACCTGCTTCTGTAATAGCGCCTGTACCTATACCCGCACCAAATGTAGCAGCAACTGAGATGGTATCATTAGTAAGAGTTGTAGTAGAAGCTGACGGAGCAGATGTTGCAACACGTGACCCTAAGGCTGCACCTAAAGCACTATCAGTAGCGGCAACAGCAGTTGATGCAGTTCCTACACCAATCCAACCAATAGCAGCAGGAGCGCCAGTGGATAATAATCTTTGAGCAATATAGCCTTTGCCGACATTTACAATAGTATTGCTAGTACCAGTTTGTTTAAGGTTCCCATTTTCATCTCTAAGCTCGAATTCTACATAGCCTCTAGCTTGAATTTGTTCTGTAAGCATTTTAATTTCCTTTAGTATAAAGTCCCTACATACATAGGTGTAACGTAATCATTAGATACGTAGTTATTAAAGTACATTGAGATAGAGTCAGATGTTCCAACTGTCTCAATGGTTATTCTGTTTGGATTAAACAATATATAATCCGAATTAGATGATGTATCTAAAAATGCTCGCGATAGACCGAATGATATTATGTCAATATTTGATAAAGTGTCTGTAATATTTTTACCAACATTATATAATGCATTATCACTATTGGTTGATGTGTCTAAAATAGTTCTTGATGCATTATATTGTAATGCTACAATATCACCAGCAGTATTAGTATCTACAATGACTTTGCCTAAATCAAATATATTAGAATCCGCAGTTGATGCTGAATCGCTAATTGTTTTACCAATACTAGAATTAACGCTATCTGATAAAGATGTCGTATCTGTGAAGATCTTACCAAGATTTAATAATATAGAATCACTAGACGCCAATGTATCAATGACATCTCTAATTAAACTTAATAGTGTAATTATTGTATCGCCAATATTGAAGTTATCTAAAATACCTTTACCAATATCATTATTAACGACATCATTACTTGAGATATTATCTTGTAATCCTCTGCCTACACTCTTAGAAATACTATCTGTAGTATTTGCAGAATCGATAATATTTTTACCTGGCCCATTTGAAACTAAATCAATAGTTGCAGCCGTATCCGTAAATACTTTACTAATACTATTTGCGATAATATCTGAGATACTAAAGTCATCATTGTCATTTGCATAAAATATTTCAGTTAACGCATCACTGACAGTAAAATGCTCTTCTACGATTTTATTAAAAGCCCGTGTTACTATATCAGTAGGTGAGAATGTTTCAACAGAAAACGTCTTAGTTAATCCAAAACTGATTATATCTACTGTAAGGAAATCAGCTAGATATGCATCTTCAGCATAACCACTAGCATAATAATCTAGATTACCATGTTCTTCAAATGTGGTAGAAATATCTTTAGCGATAAATTCACCAAAATTAATACCATCAATGGGTACTTTACCTATATCTCTGAGATTAACGTCAGAGACAGATAATGTATCTTTTGTTATTGAGTTTGGATTTAATACTACACTATCAGTAATCGGCAAACTATCAGCAGCTCTGGAGAAATATCCACCATATCTTACTGGATCATTAATATCATATGTAATCTTTGCTGCCTCAAAAGCCGGTTGTGTTACAGGCTCAGTGACAATATAATTAGTAACTAATGATTTTTGATTAACACTAGTCTTTAATTTTTGTGTTATTAAATTAGTTTTCAGTTTCATACGTCAGGTACAAGGTCAGTAAGGCTATATAAAAGCTCTACTGTACCTCTTACTGGTTTCCATGTTCTAACAAAATTAGATGGATTAGTCGGCTCTGTAACTCTTAATTCAAAGAATCCATATACAGGGCTATCTACTGTTGGACTCTTTTCCCATCCTGTAGATATTGTACTAGGAAATCTAATGCTAATATCATTTAAATTAATATTTAACCATTTAGTAGATATTGCACTTGGAGTTTCATTGCCTGAAAGTAGTAAGAATTTATAATAGAGGCCGTTGTATAAAACTACATCATCGTAATTATATGTATTTGTCGATACCCAATTAGTTGGTGTACGAGGCCTGACAACAGTTAGTGGTGTTTGAACACCATTTAACTTGATAGTCGATGGTGCTTCTGTTTGTCCATCTACATTTAAGGCTTCTAATAAAACAGCTTCAAATGTATAAGCAAGAGATGCATCAGTAATAAAATTAAGTGTAATAGGAAATTCGAGTTGTTCACCTTTAATGAATGACCATAAAACACCACCACCATCCGTAATTAGATCATCTGTTGCACTATTAAATTTGGATCTAGCCATTGCCCCTCCATTCCGATTTATCGGCTTTTCTTTCTAGTTTATCGAGTATTTGATCTAATTTCTTCCCCAGGCTTTCACCTAGGGTTTTAAGATCTTCTTTACGAGCATATTGCGTAGCCATTTGAGTTTCTAAATCTTCTAGCTTATCTAGCTTTTTAGAGATATCTTGTAGCTGTTGATTAAGTTCGACTTTCTTCACATAATCGTTAGCAATAAGGATTTTAACATCACTAATAGCCTTTGCAACAGAATCGTTATCTGCTTCTAACTTATTAAACTTAGACATAAGTAGTCCCAATGCGGCTGTGGCAATCGTGCCTCCAGCACTCAATACGACATTTACCCAATCTTGTGCTTCCATTTTATTATCCTTAAAAGTTGAAACCACGAGAAACCCGTTTCCCGCCCGTTTGTATTGGATAGAGGTATTCTGTGGCATATCTAATACCATCAGAAAAATGCTCTATATTCTCCGACTTATCAATAGTCGCTATATCTAAGTTGCGGTCTGTCCATTTTGTTCTTTCAAGAGATAAAATAGTACCGGAACATCTAGGATGTACATACAGGTCTATTTTACCTGAAGCTGTTAATAGTTTACGATTTACTGCGGCTACACTATCGATAATAGGTGGTGCAGCCCTGTGTGCTCTACATATAATGCCATATGTCTCTAGTATACTAAAGTCAGTACGGCCTACTGGAGCAGAAGTCTTTCTAGCACGACCAGAAGGATCTGGATATGCATATATCTTATGGCCTTTATATTTTTCTTTAATAGCAATAGCCAGTGATTCTGTATCAGGATGCCCTTGGAACTCATCAATAAATTGCATTTGATGCCCTCTAAGTGTGAAGACACTAGAACACTGACGCATGACGTTAAAGTCAATACATATATGAACATCTTCACCTTCCATAAGGTCTTCTAATGTAGCATCAACATGTTTCTTACGATCAAAACAGTAGAATACACTATTACCTGATTCAGCAAATTGTGCTAAGTATTCTGATGCCCATGTTACTGGGTCAATCTTATCTTTAATCTTTTCTATTTCTTGTTGATCTAAGAATGGCGATTGTAAATAATCATATTGATAAAATCCCCAATCAGAGTCTGATTCATGATATGTAGATAGTGTATGAAAGAAATTATCTTATTTGTTAACTAAAGGTCGTTAAGCTTTAGTAGTGGTTTGGCGAGTATTAGTTAATTAATAATTTTTCCAAGTTTTCCCATTACGTATTGAGTTTATGGTGCCTTTATTAACACCATAAATTTCTGCTATTTCAGGATCTCTTTTCCCTTCAGCAAACATTTTACGTATACTTGGTATATCTTCCGCTGAAAGTTTAGCCATATGTTTAGCAATAAATTTGCCATACGCTACAACTACATCAGCTCTGTTTTCAGGTGTCCACCCTGTAATATGTGACCACCGATGGCCTTTGTTTATTTTACTTATAAGCTGTTGATTAACACCAAAAACTTCTGCAATTTCAGGACCAGAATACTTACCTGTTAATAGTAATTCTTTTATTTCTAAAACATCTTCATTGCACAATCTTGCATTAAAATGTTCTTCACCCTTTTTACTTACTTGTAATCCTGTTTCAAACGCATGTAATTGGTTTTCAGATTGCGTACACCACTCTAAATTGTTAACACAATTATTTTGCTTATTTCCGTCAATATGATTAACTTGCGGTCTGTTATCAGTATTTTCAATAAATACTTCAGCAACAATTCTATGAACAGGCGTTATAATACCATTAACCGATACGCGAGAGTATCTTTCAATATTATGTTTAAGAATTAAACCTGTTTTGTCATTTCTGATTTGACCGTCAGTATTTACTGAGTACATTGTATCTCTATATTGTTTCCACATTTTACTTCTCCAAAAGTGCTCGCCAAAGCACTATCTATATATTACTATATAGAACAGACTATATCATCAACAATTTCTTGTTGTTCCGCGCTTCCCAAGGACTTCCTCAGTACGAATTTCATCATCGGTTCTCGACGGTATATTCTAGTCGTTACACTTTCAAAAGCATTCCTGCTTAAGCTTAGCTCGGTATTGTCCCATAAGGATATCCACCGAATTCACGGAATTTTAAAAGGTCATTTGTTCAACCTTTAGGTGTACTAATAACTAATGAACGTCCAGGACTTCTAGCACCATAACTTAATGCTCTTTTATTAGACCATCTAGTGGCAATAGTAGGCTGTATTACAGACATCCATGCATCTTCAGCACCAAGACCTTTGGTACATGATGATATCTCATCCCATACGACAAAATAAGAACCCTTGCCACGCATACGTTCTACTGATTCATATGATAATAATCTTAATTCAACATTATTAGCGAACCAAAATCGTCCTAAGTCACGGGACATTTTGATAGCATAGTCTTCCATTCCCAAGTCGTATGCTATTAAAGGAAAATAAATATCCTTTACTTGATCATAAGTAGGAGCAATGATGTACACTGTCTTATTAGGCACCTTAGCTGCTAGCTCGAGTAATTCAAATACAGCTGTAACTGCACACACAGCAGCCATATATGATTTACCCCAACCCCTAGCGCAACACACTACGGCATATCTTAATTTCTGCTCTACAAATAAATGTTTATATATTTCAGATTGTGCTGGATGAAGGTTAATCATATAATACTAAGTCAATGAGATCGTTTAAAACGCATATACCTAAATACATCAATACAACAATAACCCATGTTGATGTCTCTAAAAAGGCATATGATGCAAACATAATTAAATTAGTAAACATTATAATGTAATCCAAATCAATAATAATATCGCTACTGCTGTCTGACATAGTAGGGCCTTAATCGCTAGTTGTTCGTTTTTAGGGATAAAATAAATTGTTAACATCATCAATGCTACTTGTGAGAACACAAATAACAGTTGAGCATTTTCACTCATAATCTTCGTCGTCACTATCATTATACTCCCCTATAACATGTGTGTCACCTTCTCTAGTTAAATTAATAACTAATGGGGATCTCATTTTATCTTCTATGATATTAGTCTCTGGAACACGTCCATATTTATAACGCAACAGTTTATCTGACACAGCTGTCATCTTATCTATTAAATTCATATGTGTCTGTTCATTATACCATTTAGTCTTACCTGTAGATGTTAATGGTACTATTTTATTATCACGCCAGTCATTATAATATTGTAATTGTTCTTCTAAGAATCTATACTGGTGTACTAATGCTTCAATAGGATCAAACCCTAAATCTTTAAGCTTAGCTACACTCAAACGTCCACCAGCAGTTAAATTACTCAGACGTTGTATCTTGACACCATCTTCTCTCTTCAGTGGCTTTGTCTGTGTGTCCATAGTTTACTCACATTTCAGTTTGCATTCAATGAGTTACGTCTCCGTAGCCCTCTATTTTAAAAATTAACAATTATTTATTATTAATCTTAGGGTTAATTTAACGGGGTTTTATATATGTTTCTGCGCCTGTGCCCCTTGGATAAAGTCAGGAGATCCCTTAAGGTATATATCTATTAGTTAATTATTAATGATTAATAACTAAGGACTAACAACTAAGGGATAATAAATCAGGGGGAGCGGCTTTAGGGTTAATTTAACGGGGTCTGGACTATACGACAATATAGAAAGTTGATCGAGAAGATCGACAATAAGAACCATCACTCATATACCAATTAAATTCTGTTTCTATGCCCATTGGTGGTAGTATATCTTTATTTTCTCCTGTAATAACTACTGTTGGTGATTTATATGCTACCTGTAATGTTCTACCGATAGTGTCTGTTATTGTACTGCCTAATATTATATCGTTCATTTTTTGAAAAACTCCCCATAAAGTGATTCTGTTCTTTCTACCCATGCTACATGCGCTTCATATTCTGTATCAAATTGCCCAATATAATATGTTTTATTCTCATATCTAACTTGAGATATCCATTTATTTCTACGTTTACACCAATAAACACCTTTATACTGGCTTGATGTGTCATCGCCATTAGACTTTTTCCATTTCTTTCTATTACGACAATTCTCTGCATGTGTAGCTAATCGTAAATTTGATAAGTCATCATTCATATTATCTTGGTCTATATGGTCAATTTCATAACCTTCTGGAATTGGTCCATATGCTGCAATCCAAATTTTACGTGTTTTGTTACTCATATTATTCCTTAAAGCAAAAAAAATAAGGGGCCTCCTACCACCCCGAAGGGCAGTAGGAGGGGTAAAATTAAGAAATCTTTTTAACTAAATCATCTTCACTTTGTTCAGTAGAATGACCATCAAAAGTAAATACACGGGCTGCTGCTATAGAAGTGTTAGCATGAAATACACCCATAATAGGATATTTAACTTTATGGTCGTCACACACGCTTACAATAGTCACTAGTTCCGTGCCATCACGTGTTTCCCACACGTCGCCTACTTTGAATTTAGGTTCAAACTCTGATTCTCTAAACCAACTCGTGCTATAGTTATTATTACAATAAGATACACATAAATATGGTGCTGCATCTCCTTTATGCGCTATATACACAATTTCCCAATCACCTGACCATCTAAAAGGTTTTACTTTATCGCCTACTTTAAACATTAATGTGCCTCCCTAATTAAATCATATGTAGTTTTCTCGGTCTTATAATAAGAACCATCTGCATAAAACCAGCGACCTGTACAAGGTTCGCCTATTTTAGCCGCCCAGTAGTTACCATGACTATCGTTATAGCGCACTTCAAACCTAGAGTCTTCTTGGTCAATATAGGTATGAAACACTTCTAGCTTTATTGGCATGACAATATCGCAGACTTTACCATCCCACGATTTACCATTAGCATGAAACCAATTAAGATTATCTGTAAAGAGATTAATGACAGCAAACCTATCATCTTTCTCATACATGACATACATACGATGTTGATTGGTATTTCTATACTCTTTACCTACTTCAATCATGCTATTTTCTCCTTTAATGGATAGTTGTTACGATTAGATGCTTTACCATCGCGTGAATAGTACACAACCTTTTGCCCAATGGTGTTAGGGTATATAACAGCTAGAATTGGGTGCGTAACAAAGTCACTAGGATTTATAGCAGCTATCAACACTCTATTATTAAAGTGATCTAACCAAGTTTCGCCTGGATGAATGTCTAAACATGTATAATTAAACAGCAAATCTTTACCGCCTGTTTTACACTTACCTGATGCATCATATCCTGCATAAGCGCCTGTAAAGGGATACCGACCAATGTATTCGTCGCCTGTCCTTGCTACAATGTCAACTTTATTCATATCGCTGTCGCGATATATTTCACCTACTTCAATCATGGCAGTTTACCTCATTTTGAGCAATTAAAGAGTCCATAATTTCTGGAATAACTAATGTTGTAGTCATACCAGGAATTGGAGTGTTAGAATACACTGTGTTATCAAATATAATGTATGGTGTTCCCATTAGGGATATAAATAATAGTGCGCACATGTTATTTTCCTGTTAAACAATGATGTAGAATGTTATGAATAATGCGATTCTCTTCAGCTTCGTCGGCTGCTTTCTGGCTTATTGCCCTTAACGCTTCTAACTTGATCTCTGTGCAGTTGATTGCTGCTTGCAATTCTAATGCTGTTTCTTTTGACAGTATTGCTTGGTCTACTTGGAACGTGTACTCGAAGTGCGTGTCTGCTTGGAACAGTACCATGTTTTTTCTCCAATTTAGCTATGAATGTATGAATATGATGTCCACCAAATATATCTCCAACCCATGCCTTTACTATAGGTTTCTTAGAGAACATCATATTGTTCTTGTACTCAAACTTATCACCATCAATGTCAACGCCCGTGAAGGCGTTAACACTATTAGACAGTAATAAGAGTATTACAGCAATTTTGACCATTGGAATCGCATCATACGTGCGACTTCATGCCAAGCTTCGTAATCAATGGTGTATATCTTACCATCAACTTTCATTAATCTATCATTACCTTCTACATATAGATGCAGTTTAACAATGTGATCAAAGTTAAGAGCGATGAGCTCTTCTTCTGTACTCTTAATTATAATGATATTCATTCGTCCATCCCGATAAATTCCATACCTAATTCTTTACGAACTGCCGTTCTACACTCTAAAGCTTCTGCTAAAGTTCTGAATGTTCTTCCAGTTCTACTGCCCTCAAAGTTAATCGCAAAATCGTAAACGATCCTTTCATTTGAAACTCGGGGTTTAATGTCTCTGTACACACTTCTAATAGTTGTACCATCTTGTAAATATAAATTTTCAATTTTGGTGTTATTTCTATTATTGTCTACATACCCTAAATAATCTTTGCGGCCAAGTACAATGCCATGATGGTATGTCCATATAAGGCGTGCAGCTACATACATCTTTCCCTTGTGCTGTACGACACGATCACCTTTTGAACTAAATTTTACAGCATTATGACTGTGTTTAAATTTAGCATCTTTCCAATACAAGCAACCTGTAATAGAATCATAGTCGAATAATTTTTTAAGCTCTTGCTGAATCATTTGTAATACCATTTAGTAGTGTTGAAAATTTACCCAAAGTAGGTAATGGATAAGTTGGAATATACATATTGTCAATCTTTATGTTAAATGAGCTTTTATCTCTAAAGCTTAGCCTTTTAGCAGGCCATTCACCATAATATATGCGCCATGCCAGACGCGCCATTGTTGTTTGTTTTTTATAACACCGTGAATTAACTACATATTGTTCACCTTTTTTACCATTTGCAGTAAAGCCTACATATCTGTGATAACGATTCCATATTTTACCTTTGATAGGATCATAATTGTAATAACCATCTTTAATCCAAATATCAAATTCTTTCATAACTATTTCTCGTTAATAAAAGTTAATACGTCACGACCTAATATAATTAAGTCATTTTCAATAATACCGTCTGCTAAGATTAATATAGAACCCTCTTTAATTTCCACTAAGAATTCATAATCGTCTCTTTTAAACTTAGCGGTTCTGCCATCTACCCCTGTAATACTAAATGCTCCACGTGTAACATCAGTTTCTAATTTAATACCTGGTTGTGTTGCAATGATCTCTTTTAAACGCTTAAATGCTTCATCACTTGCTAAAGAGACACTAACTTTCATATCGTCAATTTTACAATTTGGATATAAAAGTTTTAATAAATCCACTTCAGCATTAGAAGAACATTTTAATGTTTTAGACTCAAGTGTAACAATTGCATTCTTAGGCACTATTTGCAAGGCTCTGTCTAAAGATAATCCCAAGAATTCATTGATTAGCCCTCTCTTTCTATATGCAGCAAATGGAATACTTGCATACATTTGAGTCTCTTCTGGCAAATCAAATATTACACGCATTTGAGTTTGTCTAGAAGTATTTAAAAGATCTTCTTTAGACACTAAGGGAATCCCTATTAATACTAATTCATTACATTTTTCAACTAAAGTTTTACCTTCATTACGGGCCATTACTGCAACCGCATCACGAATTTTGTGTGTTGTATATACTGTAACTGTTTTCATTTGATGTTCCTTTAATTAAATTAGATTAAAAACCCCTTAACCATTACGGTCAAGGGGTGTTTGTTAAAAATTACTTACCAGCTTTTGCTTCACGTTTTAAACGATTAGCTTCACGTTTTGCAGCTAATTCAGCTACAGCTTCTGGGCCTTTAGCCTCAGCTTCTGCATCTTCTTCAGCACGTTTCTTAGCTTGGTATTCTGCTAAACCAGCAGCAGCTTTAGGTGATACTTCGCGTTTCTCAACGCCAGCACTATAAGCTTCCAAAATAGCAGCAGAATTACTAACAACATAATCAGCAAGTTCAGGATTACCTGATGCTTGTAAGATTTCTGTTTTAGCGGCTTCTACTTTTTCTTCAGCAGTTAAACGTTTAACAGCAGGCCATCTGAACGAATCTAAGACAGCTTTTGCATTGTCAAATAAGAAACCTGAAGTGATTTCCGCTAATGCTTTTTCCAATTTGTTATAATCAGATTTAGTCACACGACGAATAGTACCACTTTCGAAAGCAGATTCAACTGTGTCTTGGTTATCTACTAACCAATCGGCGACTTCCGTTTGATTGTTTACAGCTGTTAACATAGCTGCTAAAATCAATGGACGTCTAACAAAGTTTAATGCTTCTGCTTTAGTTGCAAATGTTTGACCGTTTACTACGAATGCTTGTTGGATTTGAACTGACATGATGAATTCCTTAAGATAAATTATTAATTAATATTTATCTGTGCGGTCCCACTTAGTGCGCTCTTGCCCAAGGCTTCTTACCAATGCTCTTACAGTTATTAACACGAGATGAGAGTCTAACTTCTTATTTGAAATTAGGGTTAATTTAACGGGGTTGGCACACTCGCATTACAACCCGAACCCGTTAATGTACTGCTTTTGCTACGCGGTGGCCGCAGGTGGCACGAGAAATCTGTCCCATGCCTGCAGGGATGCCTCGGACGCGGTTGCTCCGTGTGCCCCCGTTTCTGCCCCAAAATTGGGCACCTGCACGCCCACTGGCACAACTGGCGGCTCATCGCCAATCTCAATCAAATCCAGCGGCATACCCATATCCGCATCAGCTATATTGAAATAGCCTTTAATAGACCATGTTCCGCGTTCCCAATCCCCGTCTTCATCCTTGTAAAGACCAATTACACGATAAGGATCTACTGTATATTGTTCATCAATTATTGCTAATAAGAGAACTGGGAAACCACATCTAGTTTCATATACTTTATTAATATTAATCATTTTCTTACTACCCCTTGGCTTGGATCTTGAAGTTCGACAAGCTCATAAACGTGCTTGCCATCGATTACAACACCACCAATATTAGTTTGGTGGACTAGCTTATAGCCATCGTATTTTGAACTTACGACAGCTAAACATATTATTACCGCTACCATCATTCCGATGATAAAGGATATTAAATCAAATTTTTCCTTCATGTTATTAACCTCTTGGTTTGTTAATAAAAGTTTACCTTTAAACTCTTTCATATAAGATACCTAATTTGCCGCAATTAAATCTAAGTCATTATCAAAGACTTCTTCATCACATCTGCCGTCAAGCCTCCATCTTTCATCAATCCACTCTGCATAATCAGTGTCATAGTAGCGACCCAACACTGGATACTCAGTTTTAACTGATGTGATAATTTGATGTACTTCAGTTTTAAAGCCACATCGAGTTTTATACTTCTTTTGAATCTCTATTTTCATATCGGAACCTATAAGAAAAGTTTTTAGTGCTCATTGTGTAGACTTCACCAGTCATTGTATATTGATATACAATAGAGTCTACCCAACGGGTTTCACGACTACAATGCATCATACCTTCATATAGCACTTTAACTCTCGTGCCGGCTGAATTGCCAATATACTCTTGCCCTACAATTGGAACTATCATTCGTGTACCTCTTCAACTAAGTCTTGGCCAAATCTATTACGACCCCATTCGTCTACAATTAACACAGGATGACGTTGTGAAATCCCTTTTCTAATATTAGCAGTCCAATTGCCGTCGTCATCTGCGTGAATAACCTTATAAACACGGCCATCTTCTGTGCGATATTGTGTACCTACCTTTAATGATAAGGCTCTTCGTGATTTAAAACTCATCATTTCACGTATAAACATATTATTACCTCACCCGTAGAGCGGTACTAGATTTCTAATCGTACTTTCTAACTTTGTTGGATTAAAACCTTTAACCGTCCCATCTGGTTTAATTCTTGAAAATTCTTCTTTCCACTCTCCAGTAAACGAACCATCAAAACTTGATCTAACTGCCCCTTCGTATAACCACCCTACAGGTTTTTGTTTATTGTCGTGCATTGCCATCATTGCATTAGCAAACCAACCAAACATAGCTTCCCTATCAACATTGCAATTAGGGTAGGTTTTAAAAAAGAAATCTGTCCACTCTCTTGCATCTGTACTGCTGTGAATGCTCATATCGTAGTCACTCATAAATTACCCCGGTGGATTGCATGAGTAGCACATGCAGTTTCTGTGATAGCCGTGTGGGCCAAGAATTCTGTCACCATCTTCCTCCCAATTTTCTTCCTCTGGTTCTGGATCGTAATCCCATTCTTGTGATTCAGTTAGTCTGCCTCTATAAAATGTCATATCTTATCTCTCAGTAAATTTATGTGTTAATAAGATTTGTTAGCTGATCACTTTCTATGGCACCCTGCAGGGTGCCATAAGATGGAAAGTAGCCTGTCAGACTACAAGTCCCTCCACCTTCAAAGTAGATGCTTTCATTAGAGAAATTGAAGCCAATTATCGTCTTCGACCCTCTTCTCGCGGTCCCCCATGTCTGGCCTATTGCGAATTCAGTCCCGTTTACACGAATGCGTTTCTTTGACTTATGAATCTCCAATTCACCACCAAGGCGATGGTAACGTTGCCACTCTGCGTCCTCATACATGCTCATGTCTCATCTCTCCAATAAATGTCTTTCAACTTAGCTTCAACCACATGTTCTAATTGTTTAATGTACACGTATACATCGTATGGCACTTTGAAATGCGCAAGTTTACGCGTTTTTAAATCGGGGATTGCTACAAAGTATGAACCTGTCACGTATCCTCCTCTTCCCATTCATCATCAAGTTCTTCTTCATCATCGTCGATCCAAGACTCGTCCTCATCTTCAGCTGCTACTTTACCCCAATCTACTTCTTCGCCATAATTTTCATATAGATCCATTGTTAAACCTCTTTAATTAAGTCTTCATCACTGTAAGCGCCACAGTCATAATAATAACCTTTGCGTGTATATATACGTAAGGAATCATCACTCGCGCCCATTGCAACAACATGTTCATTATCTCTAATATGTATTATCTCATACTTATCACCACGCTCGTTAACATACATACTACCAACTTCTAAGCAGAGTCCATTGAATTCACTCACAAGACTTATTTCTGCGATAGGAAATTGCTGTCCCTTGAGCAATCCTGTTAATTTAGTTGCAAGTCCTGATTCAACCCTATACACATGACCTTTGGCACCGATATAAAGCTTTTTATCATCTGGAGGAAAGACATCAACTATATCATAATCAGACTGTTCATTTTCAAATATTTCACCATATTTACTTACACCAAACTTGCAGCCATTAGTTGTACTATATTCATATCTATAGAACCCTACGTCACTGGTTGTTTTTGCTATACTAGCCATTTGACCGCTACGTGTTACATAAATACCACCTACTTTTACTCTAGGCGGTCTTAGCAAATCGCACTCAGATTTTGTATCAAAATACATTTTACCGTCTATTGTGTAGTCATAGCCATTATCACCACTAAATACATATCTACCATAATGCTCTATATCTGTTAATGTTACAGGATTTCCCTCTCGTGTAAAATACTGACGACCTGCTTTAAACTTAAAATTACGTACACGTTCTACTAAATCCCAATCTGATTCGTCATAATCAAATCTCTTACCATTCTTTGTTACTGTATAATCAGCATTTGTACCAAACGGGTACACAGGACTCTCTGTCGTCTCAATAACTCTGACAACTTTACCGTGACGTGTTCTATACTTCTTGTTCAGCTTTATTTTCATTTTCGATTTCCTTCTGGATTTTAAATAGGTTCTTTAACTGTCTGTTTCTGATCAAAAGCTCTTGTTCTAACAACTGAATAGCATGTTTCTTTTCAATTATTAGAATTTCCACCTGCCTTTCATAAATGTAAATTGGCGTCATCATATATGCCCTCCTGAATGTTCAACAAATGTTCTAGAGTATCTGCTTCATCTTTATCATAGCGTCTCTCAATGAACTTAGGCTCAAATAATGAATAGTTACCTTTTTCATCACAAATTACTTCTGAATACGTTACACCTATAATTGCATATAACCAATCCCCTCTGTCATTCCAAATTTCTTGTGTCAAGGCATCTGTAAGATTACCTACACCTACTGATAATTCACCATCTTCTGTTACACACAATAGTGAGCCAAATGTATCTTTATTGGCACCTGTTCCTTCCAAGAACTCAATTACTCTTAACTCACACTCAAACTCTTTCTTAAATTTTACACCACTAGTTGTAGTGCCATCTTTCCATATAAGGTTTACAGCTTTCAGCATAGTACCTTCACAACCTTTCTTTACAAGCTCTATGAAGTGCTCTTCGGCTTCTTCGAGGTTCTGTACAGTACGTGTATCAATGATACGTGTCCATTTAAGATTTGTTCCAAGCTGAATATCATCCATGTTTAGCATGTCATGGTGCAAATTACTTAACCGCTCCCAATACGGAATTGTGCCGCCATTACAGAGTTCTGGCAAACTTACTCTATCCCATACAACAAATACAGGATGTTCTTCAGGCTTAAAGCTGCCGCCTAAATTTACGCGTCTGATAATACCATTGCTAGTCTTACGCTCTAGAAACTCTCCATTTACTTCTACCAATAACTCACCATGATATTGAAATCCTCCTTTCATGTGAGGGTTTAATTCGTTGATTAAATCACTGTAAGCTTCAATAGGCATTGGCTGATAGCTACGAGATAGCATTGTTATATCACCAGCGCTCTTAGTGATATTTACAAACAGCCCATCCATCTTTTCCTGTGAATACGCAGGGAATTTAAAGTTCTCCATTTTAATATTCTTAGGTAAGCTGAATCTCATATACTTCTTGACAGGAATAAATTCATAGTCTCTAGCCTTATTAATAGACTTAGCATCAAAACCTGCTTCAAGGCTTTTATTAAGTATCATCTTAAACAGCAGTTTAGACTTTATAGACAGTGTGCTCATGTGCTCTAATACAGCATCTCGCGCAGCATGGCCAGTTAGCCTTCTCTTTGCTAAGTCATCTAATAAGTTAAATGTACTATTATCAAAGAGATAACCATTACTATCTAATGGAAAGGTAATATTTTTAATGCCATACATTATAAATGGGTTGTATGTGTGCCATACTACGTCTTCAAAGTTTTCGTCTTCAAAACCATACGCCAACATCTTAATCTTTTCATTCTTAGAAGGCTGTTCTTTAATAGCTTCTATTAAGTCGTAAATTTCATCACTGTTCATAAAACCTCCGATAAAAAGGGGAACCGAAGTTCCCCTATAATTAATTCCACGCTAAATATTCATTCATACGGTAACCACTAAGGCCCCATTTATATGCTTCAACATACTTATATTTACGATACAATGCTCGTAATTGTTTCCTACGCTGTTGACTGTTACCTGATAATACAAAATGACTTGGGCTAAGCGTGACAAGCGATACATTCTCCTGCTGCGTTTGATTTGATTCCATTAGTAGTCCTAATATAGTAAAGTGACTTAATACCTTCATCTTCAAATGCCATTTGATGAATCTTAGAAATATAAGCTTCACTTTCATCAGCGCTAAAGAAAAGGTTAATAGATTGAGCCTGATCAATATATCTTTGACGAGCAGATGCCAACCTAATAATTGCTTCAGGTGAAATTTCAAATGCTGTTTTAAACACAGCTTTTTCTTCATCAGTTAGATAATCTTCATTCTGAACTGAACCATTATCATCTACAATACGCTTCATTGCAGCTGTTACATCTTCACCATGAGACTTGATAATCTCTCTAAGCTTTGGTGGTGATCTAAACATTTTACCGCCAGCAGTGTTTTGTACAAACGCATTTTTATAGATTGGTTCAATACCTTGTGACATACCACCAGCAAATAGCGCTGATGACAAGTTAGGTGCAATAGCTATTAAATGTGTGTTACGCATTCCATGACCACGACACCAATCGGGTTCGCCCCATTCGCGTGCCATCCATTTAGATGCATCTCTAGCTCTTTCACGCAAATGATAGAACATGGACTGACTAAGATTATGAGCTTCAAATGAATCGAATGGTAACATCTTTTCTTGTAGATAACTATGGAAGCCTAACATACCTAAACCTAAGGCTCTCGACTTCTCAGCAAATCTAACAATACGCTCCATTCCTTTCTTTTTCTTACCAATTTCAATTTGGTCTTGATTGACACAGTCTAAGAATACAGTAGCAATAAAGACAGCATCCGTATCTTTCCATTGGTCATAATACAGTGCGTTCATTGAAGAGAGTACACACGCAAATGTATATTCTTCTTCTTTGTATTCACCACTGAATAATGCAATTTCTGTACACAAGTTAGATGCTTTAACTTCCAATCCCATAGACTGATACATGGGAGGATTAGCGCGGTTTACTTTATCAACAAAGAAGAAATATCCTTTCCCTAACAGTCTAAGCTTCATTGCACGTTGGTAGCGTCTAATTGCATCAGAATCGCCTGCATTCATGCGTGCTATAAATGCATCACTTACAATCCAACCTACATTAGCATCATCAGGATACTTCATGATGTGTGTCACTAGCTCATCGAAGTCAGCATGATCAATTTCTAAATAGCCTGCCCATGCACCACGTCTCTGTGAACCTTGAGAAATATCTTGCGCTACTTTTACAAATCCCTTAAAGACTGGTAACACGCCACTAGCACTCCCAGCGACACCACTAATTGCACTACCACGAGAACGAATATTCCCCATGTAGTTAGATGTTCCGTAGCCTTGTTGACTAAGCACTGCGACTTCTTTTTGCTTTTCATAGAAATCATAAACATTATCTTCTACTGCACCGCCTGAACAACTTACAGGGCATCCAAACCCTGTTCCCATATTTGCCATTACTGGAGTACTAGGAATCAGCCAGCCCTGCCACATAATATCAAAGAACTTTTTCTCCCAATAAATAGGATCAGGTGTATATGATGCGGCATGCTTAGAGATCCTTTTGTAAATAGATAAAAGATCTGGATACTCTGGAGAGATGTACTTCTCTTTTAATAATTGCCAACTGTTAGTAATAATCCAATCAGGTAATTTCCCCTCTGCTTGTAATCGTTTACGCTCTAAACTTAATTCTCTATACATTCTTCGGTGTCCATGTAAATTTGGCTTCTGCCCAGTCTCTACGGTAATCATTACCTTGTGCAATGAATGTGTCATGCAGTGTACTTGATTCAATATCCAAATAGAACCAATCAGCAATTGGATTATATTTAGGTTCAAAGATAGCTGGATAGCCTAGTCTTTCTAAACATATATCTAATCTAGATTGTACAAAATTCTCTAACATCAAAGCATTAATACCAGGAATATCTCCTTTGTCAAAGATTTTCTTGATAATCTGTTTCTCATGTTCAAACAAGATCCATGCAGTAATCTCTAATTCATTAGCTAGCTTCTCATGTGCTAAGTATTCTTCAGCTTCTATTGCTTCATGATATAGAGTGTTAAACAAATAAGCACCAGCTTGACTATGAATGTTCTCGTCGATTGCCGAAAAATTAATTCCAGCATTGATGTTTTGAAACTTGTTCTTTCCATTGTTGTTAAAATGTTTAAGGAAGGCAAAACTAGAGTAAAGAATAGCACCTTCAATCATGCTGAATACGCCTACTGATTTTAATTTATCATAGGTTGTTTCTGATTGTGTAGCTACCTTTTCTAACCATTCCATTCTATCTTTAAGAATAGGATCATCTAAATACGCTAGATAGAATTCAGGATTATCTAATCCTAATAGCTCATTAATCTTGTTGTAGAATGGTGCATGAATGTTTAGTTCAAACATTGCAAATACTGAAGCCATCCTTTGAACGTCTGGGCGTGGAAAATGCTTGCATATATAATCACGCCAATAGTTATTTCCAACATTAACTTCGTAATGTACAAACAGTAAGAGTACACTAACAATGCCATGATACTCAGCTTCTGTGCAATTTGTTCGTAATTCATGTATATCTTTCTCCACCTCTACTTCATCAGCAGTCCATAGAATAGATGTTTGTTCTTCAGCAAAATTAATCAATGCTGGGTAATCAGTACCGTAACACTCTCTTTCTTCGAGTATCTGTGCCATTTAAATCTCCACAAAGTCGTCTGGTTGCATAAAGATCGATGCTTCTAATCTACCTGTTGGATAGTCATAGTCAACACCTGGCACATTACCAGTTAGACCTGTAAACCTACTTTTTAATACTCTCATCTTAATGTGATTCCTAATTCTATCATCATCGTTTGACATATCACGAGCAAATGCTATAATATCATTCGAGATTTGTTTAATCGAGCCTGAGCCTTTAATATCATCTAACGAAGGCAGTTGACCTTCTTCAAATGACGTTTTACCTGTAGGTGTCTTTCTTAAATGTGATACTAGCCCAATCCAAACAGGATACCTCTTACATAGTCGTAATAAGTCATTCATTGTTTTGTCAATAGCTTCGTTACCAGTTAAGCCATCAACACCTTCCGAAACTAAAATAGTAATATGATCAATGAATAAATACTTACACCCAGACAACGCCATATATTCTAGTTTTTCAAATAATGTAGAATCTTCCATTGAGCCTTGATGATCAAGAACCATGATTCTATCATCACCGAATACAGCTCTAAAGCCTGCTTCCAACTCACTTTCTGTTAATTCTCGGAAAGATGGATTTACATTTAAAGGAATACCAGCAAGCTTACGTGTTGTTTCTGCAGGTGCCTCTTCAAGCGCTACTATACCTACCATCTCTTTAGTGGTATCTATAATATGCCATACAATTTCTCTCAATATAGTTGACTTACCTGAGCCGGTGCCTGACGTAAACAATACAATCTCGTTCTCACGCATGCCTTTGGTTTTAGTATTTAATGCATCTAAGCATGGAGGATATGGTATAGACTCAATATCATTATATGCTTTTAAGGCTTCCCATAATTCATCACGTCCTAAGATACCGACAGGCGTATATTTAGATGCTTCCCAAATAGCTACTAATAGCTGTTGTCCGCCTTTCTCAAGTAACATTTGGCTAGGATCTTTTACAGGCAATTTAGCTAATCGAACTTTGTCTGCACCTACATACTTAATAGCATCAGCTTTAGCTTTCTCACCTGCTTCATCATTGTCAAGGCATAATACAACTGTATCAAAGCCTCTGATCCAATCTCTGTGTGTAAGCAAAGTTTTTACATTTGATGCAGAAGGTATTGATACTACAGGATATATCTTTCCGTATTTATCAAGAGACGCTTGAGCTACAGCCATTGCATCTAGTTCGCCTTCTGTTACAATCAGTCTTTTACCACCGCTTGTAAATTTATCCATGCCAAACAAAGTTGTAGGCTTGCCTATACACGAGAATGATTTAGGCAGTTGTCTTACTTTATAGATACCTTCCCCATAAGGATAGTAGTGCGTTGACACTTCACCATCTTCATTGAAAGCAAATTTAACCCCAAAGAACTCTGAAACTTCTTTTGAAATCTTTCGTTCTTTAATGCCAGTTGTTCTTAGTTTCTCAATATCTAACGTGTATACTTTTTTCTTTTCCACTTGATTAAACTCCCGATCTTTGTAGTCAATATTGGATGGAAATCTTGTCTGGCAACTGAAGCAATATGATGTATAATCTTCATATATTTGCATTGCGTCAGATGACTTACAACTTAAACACGGTTGATTATGAACTATTACTTTACCCATCTTTATACCAATTGGTTAATGAATCTTGATTTGCATGTACGATTGTGTATAATCGCTCTCTGTGGTCTGCAGAGACATTTTCTTTAACATCCCATGAGACTTTCTCAATTTGTTTGTTATACCATTTTAATGACACTGGAGTTTCAACATGACATAATGACCATGTTTCTGCCCACGCTAAGCTGCCCTTTGTAGTATATTCTTCAATGACGATAAACTTAAACTCTTTCTTTGGTCTGCTTACGAAGTGAGACGCAAGACAGTTAGAGCTACTCTTGTATCTACGCCAATCAGATTCCTGCCCATAAGTAGCTTTACCATATGATCTGTAGTTCTTTTTGCCGAGATAGAATCTATCCAAGATCGTATCATATATAACATAGATGAATCCCACATATTTTTTATTTCCCTCGTTCATTTGTCTATGAAAACACCAATGTCCATTATCAAATTTACTAACATCCGTGTTAGTAATTACGTGATCTATTTTACCAGTAAAGGCTGCCATCATCCATCTCTAATCTCCTGCGCTATTGGCCAATTATCAAAACAGAAATAGTCATCATAAGTATTCTGTATATTAATTAATTTAGCATTAGCTAATAAATATTCTGCCCATTCATCTCCATTGGCTTTGATATATTCCTCAACTACTGCTGTTTGAAATTCTTCATCTGTCGTACAATGTGCTAAAGCTTTTTTAGCTTTTACTGGCCCCATTTTCCAGATGCCTGGTATATTATCAGTAGCATCACCTTTAAGTACTTGCTCATAGAAGTTTCTTTTGGCATCAAGTTCTGATACTTCTATTGTTTCTTTACTTCTAATATTATAATGCTTACCAGGTATCATCAATAGATCTTTGTCAATAGAACATATAACATAGTCTATATTGTGTGCCTTACATTCATTTGCCCAGATTCGTAGTAGATCATCGGCTTCTCTTCCATCAGCGGCTATTGCTAATCCTTCATCTACTGCCATTTGTCTAACAAACGGTACAAATAAATTAGGCTGACCGTTTGCACGATGTTTCTTATATTCAGAGAAAATCTCATCTCTATAATTACCTTCGCCTTTTACAGCCATACAATAATCACTAGCAAAAGTTTCTTCCATAATAACATCTAGCATTCTCTGAAAATTCATCCAGATATTTTTACGATATTCAGTGTCTTGTGCTTGAGTAAATTCTTGAGGTATTACATTACCATCATCGTCCATATATGTAACACCATCAGACCGATTGTAACAGCAGTTGTGTGCTAAAATATCACCATCAATCAAGGCTATCAGCATCTAAAACTCCCATCTCTTGAGAAAGTTGCATTCTTAAAAGTGTTCTATCTATCTTATCTCTAATGTCAGGCACTCTTTCACAATTCAATCTAATATTACATTCGGATGATAATAGTATTAAAATTGCTTGTACATCAGATAACTCTGACTTAAGCTTTTCTTTGTTTGTTTTATCATATAATTCATATTTGTGATCAAGAGTAAATCTTAAGCATTTTGAAGCTTCCTGTGCTGCTTCTGAGAGTTCTTCCATTAAACATATAAGTAAATATTGTTCTTTATTCATTGCATTCCCTCATAAATTTAACAAGTACGATTCTACCATCTTTTTGATCTTTACCTTGAGATACCCACGGCTGTCGCGCATGATACAACTGTGCATCATAAGTAATCATTGAATTACTTTCTGAATAAACCATATCATAAATTTCCCATTGATTATCATCTTCTGTAAATATATAATGTTCTTCTTTAATAGCCCTTTTGCCATACACAGGGTGTTTGAAGAAAGCTGTACCAGTTGTATTACTAGAGTCTAAATAGAATAAACCAGCTACAGTAGGCTTTTGACCAAAGATATCTTGATCAGCGTGTATTCTAAACTCGATATCATGTACGCTTGTATTAAGCCTTACAAATGATATGATATCTTTCAAATTCTTACCTGTATTAAATCTAGCTTGTGCTGTCAGTTTTTCATTAATATCTTTAGGAATGTCTTTGTAAAAGATAAATGTTCCATTCCCTTTTGGCATACGTCTGTACCCAGGTTTTCTACAATATTCTCTTAGAGACGCTAATTCAGCTTCAGAAAGAACATTAATGGATCTCGTACCAATCCCTTCCAATTTTTCCACTACCATCCATAATCTCCACACCAAATAGTTTAGGGCCATCTGCAAATGCTTGTTTGCCTATTTCAGCAGCACGCTCTGCATATTCTTCAGGTACCATAAAGTCAATCTCATCGTGCATCATAATCAATGGTTGATAGGGGATACCCTCAAGAGCGAGTCGCTCCATTGTAAGCATGCAGGCTGCTCCACATGTGATCTTTTCTGCTGATTGTAGTAAATAGACAAGTAACTTATGAAAGCTATCCACATACACACGAGTGCCAGCCAAGCTAGGGATATAGCCATCTCCCTTTTTCTTTGTGTTTCCATATATTCTCTCCAATTTCTCACTTAAGTCTTTAAATCCTGGAACAGCTTTAATAAAGCCGCTCTTAAGCTTTTTACCTTTAGCATCATCTTGTGAGCCGAAGATATATGACCAAAGTTTACCGCCACTGGCACCGAACAAGAACGCATATAGGATTCTTTTAGCATTTGCTCTTGGAACTACATGATTCATCTTAAGGTCTTTCTTTAGAATATCTGTTAAGATGTCAGCATTAAATTGATGAATGTCGCCATTGAGTAAAGTATCAATGAATGTTTCATCATTTAAATAATGTGCTAATCCACGTGCTTGATTACCTGATGAATCACAGCCGACTAGTTTCCAGCCAGGCTTACATGAGAATAACTCTCTCATTTCTTTGCCCCATGGAGAATCTCCTGAAGGCACATTAACAATAATTGAATGTCTAGCACGCATACTTGGTGTACCGATTGTCATACAATCACCGTGTAGATTTCCTTCATCATCAACGTTCTTTAACCATGTCGTTAGAATACCAAACCTAGCTTTAACAGTTAAGAAATCTTTATAAAGCTTACCATCCCCACCTAAGAACTCTAAACTGTCTTCAGTAATTTTTGGTGTCGTCTTTTCTTTCTTTCCTGTAATTGGATCAGCTTTAAAGTTCCAATCTGTTGGAACCCAACCGTGTCGGTATAGAAATACTTTTACATCAGTAACGGAATCCAAACTAAGTGGTTCAATAGTGATACGACAATACTCCCCATCAACCACCCTGTCATCAGGATCAAACCCACTCCAAGGATCCACATCAAACCATCTTGCGGTGTGTACATCATAACTCCCATCTTTCTTGTATTTAGGCTTCTTGGCTTCAACTATACCAAGCTTCTTATCTACAGCTACTACTTTAAGGCCAAGCTTAGAATTTAGCGCATTATATGTTTTATCCATTTCAGCTTGTAATTTATCATATAATATTTGAGCTTTTTCTAAATCAAAGGGCCAACCTGCTAGATTAGCTTCAGCACACCATTTGCTTACAGCATGCTCAACTCTAATGTAGTCTTTAACTTTAGGAGCTTTTTCAGACAACTCTATTAACTCTTTCTTTAGAATCTCTAATACTTTAACGTTTAACGAAACGTCATTGTCACAGTATTCGCCCATTTGCTCAGAGTAGTGAGTCCAGTCTTCAAATTCTTGTTTAGGAAATTCAAGGTATTCGCCCCAACGCTTTAAGCCATGCCCATCGCTTCCAAACCTTCTATAGTCTAGCACTTGTGACAATATCAGAGTGTCTACTACTTTTACTGATTTAGGTAATTCATAATTAAACAGCTTCTTTAATACTGCCAAGTCATATCCAATTATATTATGCCCTATGACTTGTCGGGCGTTGTTAAATAAATGTATCCAATGCATATCTCCTTGTAAGAATCTCATTCGTTTATTTGCACTTACATCATGTACAACCATGATCCACATTTGTGTAACGTCTTTTAACAAACCATCTGTTTCAATATCGAATACATAATTCATATATAATTTCCAAATAAAAGGCACCCCAGTGTTAGTGAGGTGCCGATTTTGTTATAGGATGCTGTCCACTTCTCCAACCTTTATCGGTCTGCCGGCCTTTTTATAGGCGATTAGGTACTTTAAGTACCATAAAGCTTTTTGGAGTTCTTGAAGAGACTCATCCTTCTGACCATTACGGTCAAGGTATTTTCTTATTTGAAGTTCAACAGCTGCTTCAAATTTGATTGGATCTCTAAGAGTAGGTATTCTACTCATAGTATCTAACCATTGTAATTCTTCTACATATCCTTTATAATGCGCAGGATCTACAGCTGTATCATCTTTTTGAATATAGTCCATTAGAAACCTATCGAATTGTTCTTCATTATAGAATGTGTGAATTAGTTTATCATTAACAATAAACTCTGCAATTAAATGATCATTCTCTAAATTATATTCAGTTGTATCTCTTACATTTTTACTAAGATATTCGTCAATATCAAATTTTCCAATTAGATTACCATCGTAATAAAATTCAATATTACGCTGTTCTTTTTTAATCCAATGGTTTCTTTCTATTTGAGCATGCCATGCATCTAAAGCATCAGCATTTCTTATAAAAGAAATATCACCATTAAGCTCATATGCTCTAATGTGATAACCATCTCTAAAATTATATCGCATTTCGCCTAATTCTTCTTCTCGAATATTAGCCACAAATTGATTGTCTTTATTGAAGATTCTATATCTATATCTTTGTGTCATATGAAAGGCCTCTTAAAATACGTCATCGTCTTCGTTAGTATTTTCGCTGAATTCTCTTTCATAACTTGTTTCACCAAAGTCGTCTTCACGTGGTTTTGGTGTATATACGACATGCTTTGTAATTTGCACTGTCATTAAGGTAAAGCCTTTCTTTGTTGCACCACCTGGATCTTTGTATTCATATTCAAATACACGGATGTTACCAATGGATCCATTTCCAATAGTATCAGGGTCAATAGGTCTTAATTTACCATCGATCAATTTAACAGGATCGTTTGGAGTCCCATCAGACTTAATAGACTTCTTTTTGAGGTTAGCTCTGAAGAATGTATCGCCTTCATCTGGAACTATTGCTTTGACTGTCAAGCCAATAGCTTCCCATTCTTTCTTTTTCTCTTTATCCGTAGTCCGAATTTGGATTTCCCATGTTGGGTTGTCACGGTTGAATTTACCGTTTGGTTTGCCCAATTTTGCGAAGTAAATTTCTACATCGTATAACTTTGCCATTGCGATTTCCTCTTTTGATTTTTGAATTAGGGTTAATTTAACGGGGTCTCTAAATGATTATAGAGACCCACATTGGTTAAGAGAGATCTACTGATTCTTGAACATTCTCATTTACACGAGCAAGATTCTCAGGAATGAACCACACATGACCACCAGTATCACTAGTAACAATATGAATTTCAAACCAATCCGAATCTGGAATTCTTTGAGCTATATCAAAAGATCCAGGATCTAGCGCAAGATTAGTTTCTTTGAAGACACCTCTATCATCTAATCCCATGAACTTAATTTGTAAGAAATCACCGAAGCTTTCTAAGATATGTATGTTGCCGCCAAACTCATGTACATATCCTGCGGCATCATGTGTAGTTTTTACAATAGGCTCAAGCTTGCGCCACAATGGTTTCCAGTGAGGATGTGTTTTCTTGCCATCAAAGAATTCTCTGACATGTGAATTTTGTTTGAACGTAATCATTGTTTGCTCCATTTAGAAAACATATCTATGTATCGGTCAATCGTTTTAGCAGTCTCATCATAACCGTCTTGGCCTGCGCCAATAAATGCTCTTAGCAGTTTCAATAGTGTTAGCAATTCTGCAATCTCTTCTGTGAGTAATTTCATTTTTGTGTCTCAGCCTCTTTCAGTAATGCATCAAGTTTCAAGTCAAGCAGGTGTTTAACCTTGACAGCCATTTCAGACTGTACAGCTTCTTGGCCGTAGTGAGCTGCAGCTATCGTGTATAGCGTGCGAGAGTTAGGAATAAAACAGTTGAAAAATAACATAGCAAAGCTTGCAAACGCGACATTTCTAAATACACGTATAGATGTATCACTCTCTTCACTATGGCCAATAATCCATCCTAGCGGTCCCGCCACTATTCCAATACACCCTAATAAAGCAAGGAATGCACTTAATTTATCGCTTACATTTGCTAGGTATATAAATAACTCAATCATTTCGTATTTCCTGCTTTGCAGTTTTCAATTGTCTTTCCCAATTAGCTAGGTAAGGCTCAATAGCTTCTTTATCCCATGTGCCATCAGCGGCATGATTAGGAAGCCTTCCTGAATATAAAGCCATACCTAATTGCATTTGATTGATGCCTAATCTAATCATTGCATCTCTAGTGCTTACTCTCATTTTTAATCCCATGAATAATTATAATAGTTTCTAACTCTGCAATTCTTTGTTGAAGTACAGCATTTTGTTCAAATTGATCTTTCGCTACTTTATACCAATGTACATTCTTATACATTACAAAAAATAGCGAAGCCCATAAAGCCATATCACCGTAAGACATCATTAATTTTGTCCTCAACTATCTTTATTAAGTCAATACCAATCAATCGAAAAGGTATGTATAAAATGTATATCAATACAAATAAAGGTATTAATACTGTAAGTGAAAACATTGTCTTCCATATATCTTTTAACATTATTGCTCCATTGTCTTTAATTGATTGTAATTCAAAATAGCCATACCGCCCAGCTCAGCTTTCATATTGAGTGCTGCGTATTCTTCAGCTGCCTTGTAAGCTGTCTTGTACATATGATCGATATTATCATCAATCAGTGCTCTATCAAGCATATTTTTATTTCGTGGAGTAAATGAATCATCATTCCACTGGTCGCATACGTAATCCTCAAAATCACATATTTCTAAATTTAAAACATAGTTAATCGTACTCAGAATATTATCCATTATGGTCTCCTAGAAAAATAATAAATCGCCAATTTTTACCATTTTAACTTTTGTTCTAAAGCGCTTGCCTAAAGGCACATTATTAAAATGCTTATAGCCTTCTGTTAATTTGGTCGTTCTGAGATTTCTGAATAACATTTTTCGCGCCAATTCATATTGCTTATCCAACACGTCTCTGTCGGCTTTACGCTTAGGGTGGGGTGTTTTCATACCATGTCGTGCCCATGTAAATAGTCCTGGATCTCTTTGAATCACATGACATAAATCTTCACCTGGACGGGCGTGTTCAATTAATACTTGACCTACGCCTAGCATAGTATCAACTGGTTGGTTTCTTGCCTCGAAATACATTACAGCTACGAGACAACCTATTGATGTTAACATACTTTGCTCCTTTTCATTTTGAGCAGTTTAAAGCTTACTCAGGCTTTACAACTAATTAATCCCAGTATTGAGATACAAAATCAAGATGTGTAGCTGGTGCCAACTTAGCTAATGACCATGATGTGTAGTTACCATTAGGAAATGCTACACGAACATTTACATTGATATCATATGGCATGCTATCAATATTTATTACAAACTGTGATGTTTTACATGCACCTGAAACGCTGTAGCTTAAGCCGAATACTACACCAACATCATTAGAGCTTGTGTTACGCGCAAATGGGCTATGGTCTCCTAATATTTTCCAAATTTCTGCGGAGATGAATCTGTTGATAACAAATAAATCTTTATCAGAAATAAGGAATTTCTTAGGTCTCCGTGGAGCTTCCAATTCAGCTTTCAAATTATTTAACAGCATACTAATGAGGCCATCGTTAGCCAATGCTGCAGAAGTACGTGAGATACCTGAGTTCCCTTTAGAGATTGAAGTAATTTTGTGAAATGATGGTGCTTTCTTTTCTATGATCATACTTATTCTCCTTTGTAGAGTTCAATTTTAAATACAAATATTTCAGGCGGTAAAAGTTCGCCAACAGCGTCAGCGCCAGCAAGCATTTCAGAATACGACAGAGATTCATCTGTAATCATCTCAAACTCATCTCCGCAATGAACATACACATGATTTACATCAGCATCTAAACACATTGCTTCAGACAGATGTCCATCTGAAATAGTAAAGTAAGTATTAACCAGGCTGATGTCATAGTCATTGATTTTTATCCAATCACTATTAAATTCAATATGCTTAAGGGGATGCCCCATGTAATACTGGGCAGTGAGTAATTTCTTACGGAGTTCAGCTCTATCATCGGTTACAGCTGAAATGTACTCTTTGACTGACATGATTAATCCTTATATAAAATAAATACAGTAGCGGAAGGGTGATAAGAAGGTGTACCAGGAATACATACAACATCGGTTAAAAACCAATTATCATTAAGAAGGTCTTCTAATGCGCTATAATCTTCTTTACAATTTTCAGCTAATTTCAAAATCTTATTACGAGTCTTTCTCTCAGGCTGTTTAATCATTGTTACATTACTCATATCTCACCTCTAGTAATAAATTAAAGTTTTCTCGAAAACCTCTAAAAGACTTTCATTGCTTAGCCTGACTAATGTAAAATTTACTTCACCAGCATCTTCAAGATCTATATACCATTTTGAAGATAATATTCTATCAATCATTAAATTGCGCATGTATTAAACCCATACCATTTGCCCACAGGATTAAGAGGGACCGAGAGAAACTTACACATTGGATTTGTAATCTCGATTGGTTCTCTATCTTTCTTTTTATAATTGTGCATACATGCTTTTAAGTCAATGCCACTATAAATATAAGTAACACTTCCATTTTTGTTTTTAATCATACCGACAGGATCTGCTTCACTACGCATAATTCTGTTTCTAACTGTGTTAGATGTAACTCCAACTTTTTCTGCATACTCATGTATTGTGTACTGTTGTGGCGCTGTCATATAAACTCCTATGCGAAAGCATATTCGCTTTCTAGAATTAAATTAATATCAAGATCACCCATCTCAAGATAAGTAAGATCTCCGTCAATATCATCCATTATTGGATACAATGGATTTTCTTTATAAAGCTCTACGAAAGTTTCTCGTACAATTCTATATAGATTTGGCATGTCAGCAAATAAACATCCATAGCTGTCATGAATAGTCGTGATAGTGAAATCACAACGATGTGTAGTAAGCGCCAAGTGTGCTGCATCTAAACTATGAATAACATTAGGTGCTGCTCCTTGAGACTGCTTACCTTTACTAGGAACTACATCTTCAATGAAACATATTGCTAATTGAAATGTGTTCTCATAATAACCTGTAGATTTACGTGGTCCAATTGGTGGCCCATATTGCACATAAATCTTTTTAACTTTACCTTCTGTGTAGTTTTGAACTACAGGAAAGTTTACTACTGGAACATTCCATGATAAGAATTCTTCAATCTTCTCACAGTTTCTTCCAGCATGTTCAAATATATTTAAAAGACGCATTGGCTTTTCTAATGATGCTTTACAGTCTTCAAATACTAACCGGCCTAGCCATGCACCCCATTTATGTTCCATGTGGAGCAGTAGCTCAATGCCATGTTTCTTAGCATCTAAGATTTGTTGTTCACCGAGCCCATAACTACTACCCCCGTCATTATCTTCAGCAAGAATCGTTAATCCTTACCCGTAAATTTAGTTTAGTTTTGTTATAAATTAGATTGTAAACTCGCCATACAATTCTAATGATTTTTGTCTTACACATTCTGCAGCTTCTTCGGCAGTTTTAAATAAGCCGAGGTATAATTTCTTTCCTCTATAACCAAGTCTTGCTTGAAATTTACCACTAGGTGTACTTAAAACTCCTTTATAACCTGTAGTATTATTTTTAGGTGTTTTAGTATTAATTGCATTTTGAGATTGCGTAGCTAATCTTAAATTCTCGATTCTATTATTTAAAGGATTTATATCTATATGATCTATTGTCATACCATCTGGAATTGGACCATTATGCCATTCCCAGATAACTCTATGGACCATATATGTCTTTTGCTTGTGCTCAAATTGCTTATAGCCAGAACTGTTAATTGAGCCTACATGTTTATGCTGATTGTTACTATACAATCGAATTAATTCACCATCTTTATAATCATAAAATTCTTTCCAATACATTATATTTCTCCGAAATAACTAAATTTACTGCTGCATATCACTATGCAGATGAGACTATATCATCACATCTCTAAGAGTGTGGAATGCGCTTCCCAGGGACTTCCCCGGTACATAATAGTCGTTACACCTTCATCTGAACCATATCTCCCGACAGTATTCAGTAGCTTGGCTCGGTATTGTCTATGGCGAATAGAGTTCCACCGAATTCACATTCTTTTATTTCCGCTAGGATTAACGGAAGTGTCATTGTATTACGTTTAACAATCTTACGTCTTTGTTTAGAATCTTTAATTCTGTTCCAGAACACTGGTGCTGCAATAGAACCAATATCTGACCATTGTTGTTTGTAGGCTTTTATTTGCGCTACTAGTTGATTTCTAACATCTGATTTAGGCTCAGAAGCAGTAATCTTTTTCTTTAGTTTAATTAATCCATCTATAAAATCTTCACATTGTAAGATTAAATCTGCAGGCATCCGTGCTATATCATGTGCTATTTTATTCCATACATGTTCTGCAACGTATGCATATAAGTCTCCAGGCAGCTCTAATGGAACTAAATTAACATATGGTGCTGTTACTTCATCTCGTGTTAAAGCAGATAAATGTTGTGAGCCATTAGTTGAGCCGTCAATAAAACATTCAACATGTGATTCATACTCTAAATATCTTGGACCAAGCTTTAATGAATTCTTCAATTCAATACATGCTGACAAGAATTGCCACGGCTTATCTCCTGCCATCCAGCCTTGATTTACTTTTGGACTCTCTGCATACGATAATAAAATCTCTTGATTGTCTAATACCCATTGATATCTATCTTTAAGATTTATCTTATCTGTCTTAGCGCCATCTTCACGCCCTGAAGAACCTGCCCAATTGCTGGCAATCGATACACATAACCAGAAGAAACCTTCTTCTCCAATAGCTTTCTTATCTTGGCGCATTAATAAGCCTTTAGCTATATCACTAGACTGTTCATGTAGATATGCTGTTGTAGGATACTTACGACCTCTGAAATCAAGATAATACATATGATAAAATATGGTGTCCATAAATTTATCTGCTATTGACAGAATAGCTTTTGTTTCTCGAAGCTTAGTGGCCTTAGCTTGTGGATTCTGTTGTTCCCATATATCGCTGAAAGCATCAGTATGATTATTTAATGCCCATTTAGCTACTGTGTAAACTTCTTTATTTATCTGCCAACCTGTAGATAAACTTTTATTTATGGCATCAAATACTATTGGATGCGTATCAGGTGTTAGGATACCGGGAACATCTTTATTTCCTGTCTTAACTAATACTTGTCCTGTGGGATGTTTAAATTCAGTGTAAGGTTCATATGGTATTAGTGAAGGCAATTTACCTTTTGCACCTTCACGACTTACTGTTTCCCATAGCGCTTGTATTGCAGCATCATCTAGCACTTCTACAATATATGTAGCATGTCCATTTCCAGCTGACCCAAGAATAGATTTGAGCATGCCAAGTTCTTCAAATGAATAAAGAATGAAAGCGCCTGTTTTAGCCGCAACAGATGAGTCTTTCTTCATTCCTCTTCGGACTGAATGTCCGATGATACTTATCACTTCTACCAGCAAGATTTGTTTATTTACTGCACCTCTTTTAGGGCGTGTGTATAAATATAGATTAGATATTATTATATCTAGTATACTTTCTAATTCAATTTCTTTAAGAAACTTAAGAGGACTCTGAGGAGCAATTTCTAATTGCATTCTACGTGTTAATGATTGCTTCAATCTATTTCGCATATTAGTCCTAAAGAAAAAAAAATAAGGGAACTACCCCCAAGGATCCCCGAAGGGATCCTTGAGAGCAGTTGCACTTTGTGTCTTACGTAAAACTTCTGCTAATACAATTAATACAACTATTCGTATGAGCATCTAGCAGCTCCTTTTCTATTTAAATAGATAAGAGTTGCAATTACAACAGATTGCGGAGACAAGCCTAACAAAGCTACACTTGCCAATACAAGAATTGAGTACTGCGTTGGTTCATTCATTGAATCTCCTAGGCAGTACTCTAGTAAGCACTAGAGAAGGGTTGTATTATGACCTTTAACTTGGCTTACTATTTCTTGCAGAATAGTAAAGTTCTTTTGGGTGACATAGAAAGGAGAGTGAGTGCTCTCCACTTTATTCTGAGGGTTGATCTTAGTGCCGACCTCAATGACACTCATTACAATCTGTCCACCCTCCATACGCTTTTCGCCTAACATTACTAAGTTGCTAGGTTTAATACGTTTGGCTCCAAATATATAAGAACCAATCTGCTCTTTAGTTTTAGGGTTTTGATAAAACCATCCCCTGATATCTAAAGAATCAGTGTCTACAGCCTCCTTTATTAATTTTTTGATTTCCATATCAAATACTTCTTCCTGAAGCGATTTGGTTTTTACTAATTTCTTATCTGCATACATTCCTGCAGCAAATAATACACCTGTTACCACCAGCCAAGGTAACATTAGAGTTTCTCCAATGTTTTCTTTACTAACCAGTATGCTGCGCATCCAACAGCAATACTAGTTATCATTGGTGATAGTGCTACAGCAGTTGCTGTAGTTACACCTATTGAGGATACACTTACGGCTTGTCCTAAAACAATAGCACGTTTTGCCATAAATGCAGCGCTACCAAATGCTGCAATGTTTGCTGAGATTTCTGTTTTATTCATTTGAATTTCCCTCTTGGTTAAAGTGTGTTTAATATACGATCTTGTTGATTAAGCTCTTCTTGAAGTGCTTTATTTTGCTTTTGAAGAGCTGCGATTTGCTCTTCAAATGAAGCTTCTTTCCATGCTTTTGCATACTCCTTTGCCATTGCATTCTCTTCTTTTAATGCAATTAAAGATTCAAGGTTTTTATTAACTTCTTCTCTTTCTTTCAATCCTTTGTAAGCGTAATAGCCAATAGAGCCTACTGTTAAAGCTGCTAGGCTTACTGGATTAGATAAAGCTAAAATTAATGGTAACATGTTATTTTCCTCTTGGAATATTAGTTAAGTGAGGTACCTTATTGTACTTCATATAAGATACCTCTTTTTCCGCAATTATTTATAGTCGTATTGACCGACTTTTAGGCCATGAGCTTTACGTTTCTTAGCCATTTTATATTCGCGTGTTGCACGAATATCAGCCTGAGTAATTTCATACATCACCCATGCAAGTCCAAAACCTGCCCATAAAAAAGCATAGATCAGAAATAGATTCATAGCGATTCTCCTTCTAATAACTCATCAAAGCTTTCTTCATCCCACTCACCTAGATGATAATACTCACATATATTATCCCATATTAAAGGAATTTCAAATGTTTCTTTTGAGCTTAAGATTACCAACCCTACTGTGTGTTCATCAACCAAATAGAGCGTAATTCCCGCTCCCGGATGCACATAATTAAAGTATTTAATACCACCAATATCTTGACGCTCTCTTACCCAGAACGAATTTAATTTATTTATTGCTTTAAGTTTTTTCATTGTAAATTTCCTCTTGGAATGCAAATAAAAGGGATGCTCCGAAGAACATCCCTGTTGTTAAAGTACCAGTAATCCTGACTGGAATAAGTGCCCTTCACATAAGACACATAATTTGTAATCTTCCTCGTTGATTAAATCGAGGATTAATGCAAGGGATTCAACCCTATCACCACTCCATTCAACATCATTCCATGAATATTGAATGTTTGCACCAATCTTAATTCGTGCATCTGCTCCTTCAAGCAGTGTTGAATAATTGAAGTATTCCTCTGCATCTACTGTATCAAAATCCCAAGGAATTTGGGAATGAATAGAACTGTCTAAAGTTCTATTGATTAAAAACATAACTGTAGCCTTCATTTTGTTCCCCTAACTTTTTTAAATATTCTGCGTTGTTTATTATTTACCAATAGTAGTAATTTATCGAAATCACGCTCTGAAAGTGACTTGATATCTTTCTCAAACGAAGGATCATCGATTTTGGTTTTTGGTGTATAGGTAACTTCACTCACCCTCACCTTACAAGCACCGCCTCTAATTGTACTCATTTCTTACCTCCTTTTAAAGCAGCTTCTAAAAAGTAACTAAAAGGAATGGGCGGCTTGTCTTTGCCGAGTACTTTCTTATTCCAATCTTGTTTCTCTCTTTGTTTGCTGAAGGTAGTTTCTGTAACGCCTGTTATTTTTCTCATAGGATTCTCCTTAGTTATAATAATCGATATTGATTATCATATAAGATACCATTATTTCCGCATATTCCCTTTAAGATTTTAATACTAAAGAATAACAGATAACGGACTACGTCCTAGGGGTTAATTGAGGGGGACGTCTGAAGGGTTAATTCAACGGGTTCAGTGTCAAAAGTTTCGCACGCAGTGGCGCAGAACCGCCCGTTCTGGCACCAGAAACTGGGGTACACGGCACGCGGCTGGCACGCTGATCCCTCAGTGATGCCCACCACGCACGCGCCACACACACGCCCAGATTTCACGCCCACCAAAATTCGTGCAGAAACTGCCCCTCTTGTCGCGGAAAATTTTGGCATGGCCATCATCAGGGATGCTCGTCCAAATGCCACGTAGCTACGTATCCGATCCTACTCCAGCCCTGTTTTTCGAGAATTCTGGTAAACACGTTTTTCTCGTCAGCATTACTTCCGCCTGATATGATACAGTTAATATTTCTTCGTCTTGCTTCTTCAATAAGTTCTTCATGTAATAATATTACAGCTTTGACAGCTTTTGTTCCTGTTAAATCAGAAGCAAAGAAACATTGTTGCAGTACAGGATCTTTGATACATTCATTTCTCCTAACGTCAGCAAGTAGCCATGCTCTTATCTTTCCACCTACTTCAACAACTCTTAAAAAACCTCTTA